GGGGGTGGAACGGCAGTACAGGGGGGGGGAGTAAGCAGAGTATAGAGGTTACTGGTTTGTCCACCATCTTCCTTGTGGCGCGGCTCTACCCTGAGTAGTTTCAGGTCAACCATGTTCTTCAATACTTCCCGCACCTTCTTTTCGCTGCATTGTGCTTTATTGGCGATAGTCTGGACCGCCGGGAAGCTCTCCCCGTACTGGTTGGCATACCGGGCCAGGGTCATGTAAACCGCCAACCCATACACCCCAAGCCTGGGACCATATTCGTCTATAATTGCGTTTGGCGTGATGAAAAACCCGCCCCACTCTGTCGTTATCTTGTCTTGTTGATTACTCATTCTCTCAACCTTTGCGCTCCGATCTGGATTGCGCTATACTTACTCTGATGTGTCCTGTCAGGCGGCTACCCCGCTGGCCTGCTGGACGCTCTTTCTTCTCCCCTCAGTCCTTCACAATAATCACACGGTAACCGGCCCGCGCGTTGAATTCGATCCGCAGGGGGACATCCCCCGCCTTCTGCCTCTCAATAGCAACATGCCGCCCGAATTCCTCCGGGGTCATGACTAACTTGGCCGCCTTTACCATGAATTTAAGCGCCTTGTATCGATCCCCTAGCTGCATCGCTGTTCGCAGATGGGTGTATTGCAGCGAGTCGAACCGGTCGAACAACCGCCGCGCCATACTGTCCCCCGGTTGAATTGTCTGCGGCGCGGATAAATCGCCAGTTGTGCCAAAGAATTCCACGACCTGGCGGTACTCATAGGCCGTCGCGCGGGCAATGTTGGCAGCTTTTGCAGCGCGGGCGATATTCTTTTGCCCGTACTTGGTATTGATTAGAGAAATAATTTCACCCTGGATAATCTGTGACCCAGAACCAACCCCGGCATATGTGCGGAGCATCTCTTCTAAATCATCGTAGGTATAGTCGTATGCGCTCAATGTCTCTCTCCTACCCAACCGGCGGGCGGTCAACCCTCGCGATGCCAACCGCCCCCGGTCGGCGCTACCGTTAAGCCGCGTCCTGGTCTGTCGTACCATTACTCAGAAAATCTGCATAGTCAATCAACCGTTGCTTGGCTTCCGACATGGTACCCTCGAATTTATGGATACTATCCACTTCCAGCGCGAGGTATACTTGATCCTCGTTCAACCGAAGTTCGTCTTTTGAATAGCGCCAAAATGCTTTTCGAACATCGTCACGATCAATCCAGTGTTCAACTATCGGTTCGGCTTGGCCCTCTACAAAATCCATTTCCTCAGCGGGAGTGCCAGCATAACCGGCCAGGGTCACAATCCAGGCGAAAGCCAACCGGAATGCCTTGCCGGTGGCGCGGGTAATAGACATTGACCGACGGGCATACTCTGGCCCATTAGCCCACCGTTTCTCATCCATGCCACATAGAGCAGAACCTCGACCGATAACTGCCTGGTCGGAAACCCTGACTAATTCAACGATGGCCTCATAGCCACCATCTTCCAGGCGAGTACAAGACACTTCGCGAGGGGTAACCCCAAGCATCGCGCCCAACGTAGCCCAGCCCTCGGCCTTGACGTATTTTTTCCCCTGGATGTTGCTGTAGAGTTGTTTCTCGTTGATGACGCGGTTTAGGGCGTCGGCGATTGCCGTTGCTTGTGTAACGACCTCAGTCGGGCCACTAACGCGCAACGCGCCCAAACTCATGGTAGTTTCTACCGGTACGATTTCGGTTTGTTCGTTCTTATCTGTCATAATTGATTCCTCTCTCTGAACCGGGCGGGGCGGCACACTTGTTCTGTTAGTTAACCTCCGAGAAACAAACCACCCCGCCGATGTAATTGGTTCGTTAGTGCGCTAGGCACTCCTTTCTAGAGCGTAGCCATTACAGGTTTTGACATGTTCCCTGTTAACGTGCTAATCCGCTCCCGGCTGGCCCTGTCGCACCAGGACCAGGGCGGGAAGGGGTTAGGACTTCCTACCGTTCCCGTTGCGCTCCGGTTTGGGCGCAATGTAGACTATGGGTAATTCCAGGTCTGTGTTCTGGCTGCACTTCGCCAGCCAATACAGCCGCATAATCTCCTGCCATTCTTCAGGCGTCATTTGTTTCATGCTGCCCTCTCTACCGGGTTTGATGCCGGGCTGGTCGGTGGGGTTGGATCGTTGCTGATGACATTGCGGGATAGCCGCTCTTTCAGCCAATGCTTCTTGAGCTGCATGATCACCCATTCACGGCGCTCGTTTAATGGGAGCTTCCATACGTCTTTGGGGTCAACTTGCGCCAGCTTTTCACGGAGTTTATCGAGTTCATCTTTCATGGGAGTATCTGACAGGGCAGCTAGCGCGGCGCTGATCTTGTCCTGTGGACCCTTGACGGCATACTCCGGTATCCACTTCTCCGTTCCACCCAGATAGCGAACCTTAAATTCGCGATGGCTCAATACCAGTGAGCGGCGAACGTCCAGGATATCGGTGATCACGTTGTAACCGCTGTAGATGTCATCTGGCCCCACCTGGCGGTCGGTTTCCTCAAATTTCTTAAGCCGCTTGGTAGCATCTTCATTCAGTTTGATATTGGCTGCCTTCCGGGTTTCCTGGTCGGGGAGTTGTGACCGCATCGCGGCTTGCTTGCAGCGATGTGCCTTCTTGTGGACTTCTGCCAATAGCATATTGACGCCGCCGTTGTTCTTCTCAGTGCCAACAATCGCGACGGCCTGAAAGTATGCCTCGGCAGCGTCGAGGAACGCCTGAACATCGCGGCTTGGGGTGAACTTGCGGCGGGTCATCGTCACACGCGGGAACTCGCCCCGGCAGTGTGAGTAGTCCGGGTTTTCGTCGGGCTTAACCTTGTCTTCCAGTCGCTTGATTTCTGCATCGATAGCGACCAGCGTGCCATTAAAGATCGTGCCGTTGTAGTTATCCAGGGTGTAGGACTTGTCGGTGATCTTGGTCAGCCGCCAGTTGAACCCGGCGATAGTGAGGCACTTCTCTAGAAGTTTAGTGCTTTCGTTGAGTTTCCAATCTTGGGCGGCCATCACTTCACCTCGCTCTTCATGCTGGCGATTGCTGTCTCCCAGTATTTCTCCAACTTTTCGACCATATCATCATAGAGGCCATCATGGGCGTTGCTTAGTTCCCATTCGTTACCGCTGATTGTGCGAAGGATGATGTTGTTGTGTTCGCAGTACAGCGACTCGACATGTGCGAATGGAATAGCTACAACTGCCATTGTTTTTGGGCGAATAATAAACATCACTTCACCTCGTCTATAAAAGCGGCATGGAATTCAGCCAACATCCTGCTGATAACATCTGTCGGGTAGCGGTCATCACCCCTGAGATATTCCTCATGTGAGTACAATAATCGCTGTCCCGCCGCTTCCAGTTCCGCGATCCGCGCGTCCCGCTCCGCTACCAGGATATCAACCCAATTGATGTAGGTATGCAGGGCCGCTTCGAGCGCGACGATTTCCTCGCCCAACTCAACGATCTTGACCTGATCTCGGCGGTGGGTTTCCAGATATCCCGCTGCATTGATGCGGGCTTTGAGGAGTTGCTTTGACTGGACGTCAATAATGGTGTTGGGGTCGATCCCGTCGTTAGTCATGATCCACCTCGCCTTCAAACAAACTCGATGGGGGGACAATTCCACCATAGCCCTGAATAAAATCGCGCAGTTCTTCATTCTTGGCCTTCAGGTGCTCAATAGTTTGGCGCTGGGCCAGGATGGTCTTGGATTGCTCGGTGACAATCTGGCGCAGCCCTTCATTCGCCAGCACGGGGTCAGCTTTCCTGACCGGCGCGGATTGCACCCGGTCAATGGCTTCTTTCGCCGTGTGCACTGCCAACCCGTAGTCCGGGAACACCTTCTGTTCTCCGGCCTCGAATAATTCGGGCATGTCCGTTTGCCCCATCGGGCGGTTGATGGCGTCGAAGACCGAGACGGTATAACCGTGTGGCTGTAATGCGCGAATAGAGATCCTGTAGCATCCGTGATTAATCATGCTGCACCGCCGGTCAGTTGCTCGTCCAGGGCATCAATCTGTCGCCCTGGTTGCTGGCTGGCGCTGCTGGCCATTGCTAGCAGCTCATAGTCGCGCTGACCAACAGCGTGAACCGCCAGCGCCGCGATGGTGCTAGCTTCCTGTGCGTTGGCACGGGCGGCTTCCAATCGGGGGGTGGCGATCATATCGCGGTTTGTTTTGAATACGGGTGAGTCTGTCATTAGCCTGTCTCCTAGAATGTCGGAGAAGGCAGGGGAATGGCTAGCTGATTGTTGACTTTTGTCTGTGGAAAATGTTATACTGTGGTTAGCCATTTGAGAACCCTACTTTCTCTCTTGGTGAATTCCCCGGCGGCAACCGGGGTGTTTTTTGTTACCGTTCTATACTATCAATTATACCATATCCGTTGTGACTGTCAAGCAGAAATAACGAAGTTGTTATCTTTTCTTCCCCCAGGGCAGGTATCGCCTAAAATTCTTTACGCTCTCTTTGGTGATGTAGATTCGGTTGGCAACTTTGATGCTATCTAACCGACCGTCCTTAATGAGATCGTAAATCCGCTGGCGCCCTACTCCCAGGGCTTCAGCAGCTTGTAGTGTGGTCATGCAGTCTTCTAATCGCATGGCCTGATTGTAACACACGTCCGGCCTCCTCTTCTATTCAGCTTTTAAGGTACATTCGTTCTAAGCCGCGTTTTCGCGCGGTCAGGTATCTTTACTCAATAATCGCCTAAAAAATCCGCTGCGGCTGTCTGTGCGATGATGCAAGGCATCCGAGCCATATTCCTCCGTAATACAGAGGAGATCACGTGCTGCTCGGAGTGTCAGTCTGAGCAATCCCGCCTGGCTGTGATAGTGCTTCTTGAGTTGGGCGTGCAGTCGGTCGGCTTTTTTCTTGTTCAGTAGGATTTTGTAGATGGGCATCACGCGCAACCCCGGTTATCGATGCCGCCCCTCAGCACGCGGTTGCCAAGTTGGTCGGTCAGGTTGCGGAAGGGTGCCCCGGATGGGTAGCGGGTGGCGAACAATGCGCCGACCTCAGTCGCGATGCTGTGGACATCGGGCGGGCTGCCTTCTGCGATCTTCCTCCCAACCGCATCCCCCAGCAGGTAATGGGTTGTCTCGTGGATGGTCACCAGCAGGCGATCAGGGTGACCGTAATTTAACTTGGGGCTGTCGTCTACTGTAACGACAAATGTCGTTTTCATGTCATGCTCCAAAGATGGGGCGGCTATAGTTTTTGTTTCTAACGATCCCGTGAAATCATTCGTATACTAGATTTCCTTGCCTCTGCCCTACTGCGCCGCCCCAAACAGTGGGCACCGATGGCGGCTTTGGGGTCCATTGTCGTTTGATTGCCAACCCGCGCCGCCGGACGGGTGGCACCTTTTCGGATCACCAGTCGGTAACCCGATCCCGCTCCACGCTTGGTGGGCGGGTAGAGCCGGTGGCGGGAGTCGAACCCGCAGCCTTGTGTTTACAGGACACTTGCTACTTCCATCTGAGCTTCACCGGCTAGTGGGAGCGGGCTGGCGGCGCTCCCGGTGTAGACTTCCTCTTCGGGCCATAGGGGGTAGGTTAAAATGCCAGCCATAACGGGGCAGCCACACCCCGGTTATTCCCTCGCTAGTAGTTCTTTTGCATACTCCAGGTCGATCTCGATTTCCGCACCCAGACCCTTGCCCTGGATAAAATCCACCAATGCCCGTAAACATGCCCGGTATCGCGCCAGATCAACGATGTGCTGGGGAGTCAGTCGATAGTCCCCGGTCGTGTTGAGCGGATGACCGTTGTAGCCGTTGTCGGTGGGTTGGGTGGTCACCGGTCGCTCTCCTCGCCGTGCTCAAACTGTGCCGATTCCCATTGACGCTGTGATGTGCCATACTTGCGGCGATCACGGAGGACAACCTTGCAGTAGCGAATAAAAGCTGCGGGAAATCGTATATGGAATTGCCACCAATTGAGATGGCTCATATATTGACGCGAACTAGAATAAAAACTAAACGGTTGAATCCGCTCTATTTTCATGATTTAGTCTCCTCGCCGTGCTCGTTATTCTGATCGCGCATGCGATTAATTTGTGCAAAAAATATATAGGGCGGCTCAAGATAGCCACCCTCAATTGCCATGTCGATTAAAGTGCGAACTACTGCACCCTCGCTCATATTGCCAGACTCAGACGCGCCCTTGATGGCGCTGCGCTGTTCTGATTTCATTCGTACTACTAACTGATCGTCAAGTTTTGACATATAATATCCCTTGGTTGATGGGGATTTCAATCGCGTATAGAATTATTATAAACTATTTTGTAATGCAACACAAGTAGGAATCGGGTTATAATACTGAAAACGTATTCGCGATAATGGGGAGAAGATATGCACGACCTGAGAAAAACCGCCGCCTACTTCAAAGCTATTCAGGATGAGAACGACTACACCCAGGCAGCTTTTGCTCATGCCGCCGGGATTGCCCAGTCAAGCATTAACAAGATACTCAATGAGCAACCGGTCAGGATTGCCACGCTAGAGAAAGCCATAAAAGGGCTGGGGCGAGATACTAACGAATTCTATACCAAAATCGGCCTGGTTACTTCCAGACCCGCCAACGGTTACGATCCCATTGACCTGCTCATCCTGGAAGGGCTGGGTATGCTGTCGCCAGACAACAAGCTCAAGGTTGTTCAGTACATCCGAACACTGAAATCCTAACCCGGAATTCACAAACTCGCCCCGTCTTTTGTAGTATAATAGGTTACGAAATAGTTTAGGGGGATCATATGGAAAGCGAGGTCATCGCAGCGCTATCGTACCATCAGAAACTAGACGTACTATCATTCATCCTGGAATTGCTAGACCAGGAACGGATCGCCGCCCCGGATTTTCGGCGGCGGTGCGAAGCAATGTTCGCCACAGTTTACGCCGCAGCAGCCTGAATCCAGAGGCGCGGGCAACCGCGCTTTTTTGTTGCAACACAAAACCCCGCCGGAGCGGGGCTGTGTCTGGGGGAGAAGAGACTACGGGACTTTCTCGACGGGCACACCGTTGACCGCGAAGTTCTCAAGAATATCGGCTATCCGCTTCAATTGGAAAGCAATCTCACAATTGATTAAAGCGGCCTGGCGCTCTGTTGAGTATCTTGAGTCGATAAGGTTCTCAAGCTCTCCGGGGATATCAGTTACCCAGCGCTTCCCGTCTTTGTCATTAGCACTATAATGATTAGCCATCTTCGTTCCTTTCGCCCCATCGGGCCTGAGCGTCTTCCCGCCGGAGAAGCCAGGTTTTGGCACTCTGTCGGGCGGGTATCCGTTCGTCCTGGATTGCCTTGTGCACGGTGTCGCGGGTTATCCCGTAGGTGTCCGCTACTTCTTGGACGGTCATCACGTCGCGTAGGTCGATCATAGTCGCTCCTTTCGATTAACTCAGAGACCAGCGGGGGAACCTTTCCTTTCCTTCCCCGGCTGAGTCTGGGTTAGTCGTTCCGGGTGGCCTTCGCTAACCGCTTCTCCGCGCTCTCTAATTCGTGCACGGCGCTTTCGTAGGTCTGCTGCTGCCACTGGTTCTTGATTCCTCGCGCCTCTATCCAGGCTAACCGGGCTTTGGCTTGAGCTACTGCGTTCTGAAGTTCGTTCTTGGTGGTCATGGTATCTCCTGTAATGATTGATTGATTAACACAGAGGCCAGCCCCCCAGCGTGTGAGGGGCTGAGTCTGGGTTAAGCGGTTAGCGATTGCGGGCTACATCTGCCGGGTGAGTTGACACCCGCATGGGCAGGTGATAGGCATAGGCTAGCTTAAACTTTTGAATACCGTTCATATCGTGGCTAACTTCCATCCATGCTAGCGCATTGTCTGGCAGGCGATGGGTAGCCTCGGTTGGTGAGGTAAATCCCAACCGGTATCCCCGCGTCCAATACAGATCACCTAACTCTAACAGCATTACAGTGCGCTCTTTGTCCTGAGACATTGCAATATGCTGCTTCCGGGCATCCTCGCGGCTGATCCACATGTTGCCGCGTATGGCGTGGTTCTCCATCAATGCTTCTAGTAGATCAATGGGGATGCGCTTCCCCTCTACGATGTGCCTTTCGTTTGTCACGAACATTTGCTATACTCCTATTGACTAATTAACCCACAGGTCTGGGGAGAAGTGAGGCTTCTCCCCAGAGTCTAGGTTGATTAGAAGAACCGGCGCTCCCCCGGCTCGTAATCGCCGTATGCTGTCTTGTCTTTGAGTACCAGGTTATCGGCAGCTTCGGCGTTGTGCTTGTGTGTCTCTTCGGTTAAGCAACCCTCGCTCATCCCGGCGCTGTTATCGCACCAAGTCCGGCGATCATTTAGTGGAAGATGCTTTTGTAAGTTTCCTGCGATTAGTTTGGCCGTATTGAGATCGTATTTCGCTTTCGGCTCTAGGCCAGGGCGGTTACCTGTGCGGGTGCTGATTTTGTAATGTCCACCGGGCACTGGAATAAGCGCTATTTCAAGCCCGTTGTCTAACGTTGCTTTCTTCCAGGTTGAGTAAGCTGATGCTATATAGTCTACCCATTCAATCTCGCTGCTCTTGCTGTCCCGCTTGTTTGCTGTTGCTTTTGCTACTGCCATTTGCCAGTTCATTTTGTGCTCCTGTGTGTTGGTTTACTTAACTGTCTATATCATACTATACAATTGTATAATTGTCAACAGCAAATAGCACCAATTCTGGCGAATTCATGAAATGTTCGGAACAAGATACAAGCCGCATTCTAATTGTGTTTTGGGGGGAGGTGGTGTACAATGGAGTTAATCCGATTATTCGGAGGTGGGCAGTAGTTAGCTGCCGAGGGATGATCCCACTTGAAGTGGATCAGGTGACACCTACCTGAGTTTCTAGATACCTCGAAGTGGTGTACCCGCTCGGAGTGACGAGCCGCGACACGTTGCGATAGTGGTGTGACCAGTCCGGAGAGCCGGAGCCATGCGAGGTAGAGACGTGGTGACTCACCGGCTTCATGAGCCGACATTCGCGGGTTCGATTCCCGTCCTCGCAATCGGAATAAATAAAGCCACCCGTAGGTGGCTATCATCACCGGAGGGACGATCTCCAGTGACTATCCAATGATAGCACGGTTTCGCACCTCCTACAAGTAGGAGGTTTTTGTATTATGGAACGGTTTATCAAAAACATTATCAAGATAGCCGCCATTGCCCTGACCAGCCCAGCCACCTGGGCAGTAGCCGGTTATCTCTATTCAAACCCGTTTCAGCGGATACTGGTACAATGTGCAGCGCTGATCCTGGTCGAGGGTGCGTTGATGCTGGGCTGGTGGCAGTTGGACAACGACCGGCAAGCCGAAATGCCCCAGCGGGTATTGTATGCTACCCTGTCCTGGGTTGCCTACATCGCTCTATGGTTTATCGCGATTGCCCACGGGGAAGGTGCCGCGGGGATCACGTTCCGATTAACCATGGGGGTACTACTCGGATACTCTGTGTTTGAGTCCGGCATTTTAGCGACTATCCGCCTGAGGCGGTCACAAGAGCGCAACCCGAATAGATACCGTCAAGTCCGCCGGGCCAAGCGTAGATCAGACATTACGGTTGCTATCAAACAGATCGCCGCGGATGAAGAAATAGCCGTGGCACAGATGGACATAGACACCGCGGAACGCCGTGGCAAATTAACCACCAAACCATCCGCGGATAACCGCAAAGAGACTCCGCGAAAAGTATCCGCGAAGTCTACGCGGACAGTTAAACGGAGAGGATCGCGGATAAATGCGGAGACGCTGCCGGAGCGCATCGCGGAGAAGATGGCGGAGTACCCGGATAAGCCAAACAAAGAGATCGCAAAGATGCTAAAAGTCTCCGAGAGCACCCTGTACAAGTACATGCCGGAGCCGACCACGAACGGCAACGGACACCGGGAGGTGGAGTGATGGCAGACAAGAAAACATGTAAACGATGCGGTGGCACAGGCTGGGTTGACAGTTTCGCCTATACGCAGTATGGTCGCCATAAAATTGGCGAGGAACCATGCATGGACTGCAACCCGGCTATGCGTATTGAAGAAGATGGAACTATTACGTGGTTAACCGTTAGGGGAAAGTCTGACCAGGAGCGCCAGCCATGACCACCGGACGTGAGCCGCAGCTCGGCGGGCAGCCGGGGCCGACCGGTAGAGAGCCGGGGTTACCACGATTGCATCAACAGCGGTATGAGGAGATGGGTATGCAAGAATTATGCATACTCATGAATGAGCAACAAGGCAGATTGTTTATGTGTGCCTGTGCTGAGTCAGCTATGCAATTGATGCAAAATATACCACCAATATATCGAGATGCTATAAAGATCACGCGGCGCTATGCCAATCAAGAAATAAACTTTAGTGAATTAAAAGCGTCCTGGGAAGGCGTAAAGCGGGAACTTCAAGATGGTTATCATGGAATACCTTACTGCGTGGGGCACTCTATCCTATGCGCAATGCGCAGGGAAATCTACCCATATTCGTCAGCTTTCCACGAGTTAGTCGCGGCGGGGCAATTTTGGGATGATACATTTTATGAAAGCGTCGCAACAAGACAGAAAGCCCGCGCCATCAAATACCTGACCGGCAAGGTCAAATAATCCTCGCCCGTGCGAAGATTCCGCCGGGCGGATATTGGAGAAACGATGAAAAAAACACTTAACAAAGATTGCCTGAAAAGGGCGAAAGAAATACTCATGCAGCCGACTGAGACACCCCCCTCCCAGGAAGAATTTAATCAGGCAGCGCTGAAGGGGAAATGCGCACTTTGCAATCGATTTAATCGCTCAGGTAGACTCAAGGAAATCTACCGCGATAATGAGACGATAGGATATATATGTCTTCAGTGTGGGACAACAATTATAGCCGCCATTGTATGATTCCGCCGGGCGGATATTTCACCGCCCGATTTTCATGCGGCCTTCCCCGTCGTTTCCCGCACCTCTAACACATTTACACCTTTGATTGTTGCAGGTTCAATACATGCTACAGTCTCAAATGTGCGGCCCTTCATTGGCGGCGGGTCAGGCTCTATGCTTTTTTTACCCGTGCACCCAGTGAAGCGCTGGCATACTCAAATGTCACCTGTGAGGCAAAGAATGCAGCTAACCCCAACAGAACCGCGTCAACCCATAACTGAGGGTTGGCCGGATCGGGGCAAACTGATCCGAAGCCCACGTCAACACCCAGGCAGGACAGGCCAACAATCGCGGGCGGCACCAACAGGCTCACGACCAGCACCACCAATGATTTGTATTTTTTGTCCACCTTTTCCCACAGGTCAGCCACACCCGGCACCACTTCAAGCACCAGGCTTAGAAAAGCTGCTACCAATCCGGCAATAGCTACATCTGTTAATTCCATCGTTCGTTCTCCTAGAACTCATTATTCAATATCGTGAACGTCACCATAGATCGTGTTACCGATACTCATGGCAACCCATCTGTGGCAATCCAGTACCAGCAACCAATCATAATCGGGGTTGGGCACGATTTGCGCCGCGTCGTCTACACAGGCCCACCGGTCCCCGTTATCGCCTATCCAGCGCCCCACCGCCGGGATCGCTTCCCCAACGGCTAGGCCATCCATCACCGAAGCGTTGACGCTATAGGTTGACCGGATCGTCATCGGATAGTCTTCCGACCAGTACACCGCGTCCGGGCCAAACATCAGAATATGCTCGTCCAGTACCCGCTCCGGCGTGGGGGATGGCGTGGGCGTGTTGGTCGGTGTCGGGCTGGGGCCGGGTGTCTGTGGTACTATCGGGGTGGGGGTGTAGAATGGCGTATCCGGGCAATCATAACAACCCAGATAGGCGTCATCTACGTAGGAATTCTGATTCCTCAGCCCCCAGGGGCGGGTGTTCTCTACGAACACTGTAACCCGGCTCGACTGCGATTCAAACTCACAGGCAAACTCTACCCAGTTATCATAGTGTTCGATCCCGTCCAACTCACAAACAAACATCGCCGCTGCATGGGGATCAGTGCCGCCTAACGGGTCAATGCGGATGGCCCACTGGCTGGCGTTGCGCTGGTCTTCGGTGTCCAGTTCGCTCTCTGGATCATCATCGAAACTAGACCAGCTTTGTACCCAGATACTAAACCGGTAGGTGAACCCTGGCAGGATCTCGACCACCTGATACACACCAGCCTGGGCAGGGCGGAAGAAACTAAACCAGACCTGTGCCAGCTCCCCGCCGTGTACCCGGTCGGGATAGTTGTAGACGTCCTCCGGTTTGTATTCGGGCCTGCCCATTACCGACTGATCCGGTTTGAGTGGTGGGCAACCATCGCAGTAAAACGGATACCATCCCGGCGCGACATTCACCTCACCATAGACCACCGGGCGGTATGCCCCCTCAAAGCTCGGATTGTCAAGCAGGTTTGGCCCCAGCACCGGCTCATGCGGCGGGCCGGTAGCGGTTGGTGTGGCCGTTGCCGTTGCTGTTGCGGTCGGGCTGGGCGACGGGCTGCTCGTGACCGTCGGCGTATCCGTTGCGCCTGCCTCGGTTGGCGTGGGGGTAGCGGTTGGGGCGGGTAGGTCACAGGCAACCAGCGTAAATGCAATAAATGCAATGAGTAAAAATCGTTTCATTGTATCAGTGCTCCCAAAATTAGCGGGATGAGCTGACCTAGCACCGTCCCGATCACGGTTGCCCCGCCTACCAGATAAAAGACTTGTTTGCGTATTTCTTGAAGTTGCTTATCGTAGGACTCACGCATTTTTTCATTGCTGTCTTTGATTGCTTTTATTTCGTCCCGCAATCCTCGCAATTGTTCATCCTGGATATCATTTCGCTCGCTCAATTTAGCCATCCTCTCTTTTGCCGCACTTACCTCTGCTGTATGCCGTGTCTGGTCTTCCTGTATGCGGTCGATTTTGTTCTCGATCCCTTCCTGGCGGCGCGAAAAACCATCGAGTCCGGTTTCAATCCTCACCATTCGCTCGAGCATACTGACTTCTAATTCATGGACACGATCCACGATAACAGTTTGGAGCGCGTTGACGGCGTTAAAAACGTCTAGGTTATCGGTCCCTTTTACTGCTACTGCTGGTTGATCGGCTGCCATAGCTCACTCACTCTAATCCTTATTAGTTTCTTTTATAGTCGATTTATCCTGCTCATCTTTCTTTTCCCCCATCAGTTTTTTTAATTTACTGTCCGCTGTCGCAAATTGTTTGCGCAAATCGGCGTTGACATCTTCCAACTGCTTGATCTGCTTGCCAAGCAAATTGATTTCCGCAATGTGCGCGGTTTCCTGTTGTACGATTTTTAGATTAAGTTCTGCTACGGATCGCCTCGTCTCTAATAACTCAATCACCTGTTTGGCGATCTCTTTTCGCAACTCGGCGATCACCAACTCCATCGCCATCACCGTGCCTTGGGCAGCAGCAACATTGTTCGCCGCCGCCGCTGCCTGCTCTCTGTGCAGCTTGGGTAACACCAAGATCGCGGCGATAATTACCGACATCATAAGCGTGGCAATATTCGTTATAGTCTCGATATCCAATCCTTCCATTTGTTACTTCCTTGCCATCATCAGTCAACGACTTTTAAGGTCGCCCTCGCTATCCTATATATTAGATTCAGTACCTTGATGAAATCATCATGTAAATCATGTACCGTTTCCATCCGCACTGCCGTTGTGTCGGTGTCCCAGCTATCATACTGTGCCTCAGATGCAGCAATGATATCCACGCCCCGGACGATCACCTGTATCATTGCCCATAGGTAGTCGTCTGTTATTTCTGTCCCGGCATCCCACATCTGTTGTGTGGTGTAATCGTTTAGCAGGTCGGTTTCCGTGTAACTTTTGCTCATAAACGGTATTTCGTAACGCCGACGCTCAGGTATAGTCGGGTCATGGGTGATCGCCATTACGTTGTTTGTTGTTAAACTACTCCCCACAAAGTAGCAACCAAAATAGTCTACTGCCATTAGTCTATCCTCACCGTTCCTACAACCACTTTTGTTGATCCGGTTACGTTTTTCATAGTCGTTTGAGTCGCCAGACTGCCATACGAGCCATCGTCAAAACGTACCGCGACATCCCCACCCTCTGACGTATAACTGCACGTCATCATAGTCTCATAAACTTCGGTATCCAGTTCAAACATCTGCAATTCAGCAGCGGCCCAGCCATAGTAAATATCACTGTTGGCAAGCAGCCTCCAATAACGATGTGAACCGGCGCTGGCATAAACGTTTAATGTGTTAGTGGCAGAAACGGCGGTATCTAATCCGCTGTATGTCCTGACATCAGACCAGTCTGATCCATTGTCTGAGTACTGGATTTTGACTGATGTAGGGGCATAAAACTCTGACCAACCGGCGGCGGGCGGGTTTCGATAGATAACCCGCCGTATATCCTTGTCATTCGACGCCCCGAAATCGTACCCAATGTAATTGACGCCATTCGCACCTGCGCCTGTATTGTAATATTCCCACCAGACAGTATCATTGTCTCCATCTGCAACGTTGTCATCTGGGTAACCGGCCCAGGCCGCGCTCGATATTACCGAGCTGCCAGTGTCAATCAGATCGCTTCCGTAACTGATCGTTTTTGACAATGCCCCTACATTTCGGGTTGGGGCATAGTCGTCAACAGGATGGACTAGAGTCATTTCTTCGTCATCGGCCAGAACCTCACACATCATAACTACTAACTCCGGCTGCATCATGACTTTTGTGGTATCAACAGCAAATCCGATCCGGTCGATAGCCAGTTGTCCCTGGTCCTCAACCGGGCTGGGTTTGGTCTGGGTGTAACCACCCGCCCCAGTTGCCCAGACTGCCGATCCAATAGACAGCCCGGTTAACCCGGTTGCAACGCCTAAAATCTGGATCAGCCCGGTTGCGCCTGATGCAATCGACCCGCGCACCAGTCCGCGATACGCCCCCAGGGAACTGGTAGCGCTGCAATCGAACTTTTGCCACAGCCCCGCCCCATCCACAAAAACACGCTCGCCGTGCGCCAGGGCAACCCCAGCCGTTCCGGTTGTTACCGATTCGTCGGTGGCTGATCCCCCCGCGCCACCCGTACCGCCCGCGCCGGTAGCAGTGTTATGGATGGTGATCACCGTCCCGGCATACGAAAACACCATGCCTGTCCCCGGCTGGATATATCCGCTAATCGTGGCGAATAAATCGGTGATCGATCCGGCGGTGTGGGTATGGCTGGCGGCGGCGTATTCGCTGTGAGTGTGTGCCCCGCTGTATTGGTTGCCATCGCTGCCCATGTACGTCATCCGGGGGACTCGGCTGTCGTCTACTCCATTCCAGTCTACCCCGATGGCATAATACTCATCACTGGGATGATTGTCGTCCGGCGGGATACAACGTAAAACATGTTGACCGTTGGAAACATCGAGTCCATTTCCAACAATCACCCGGACGTTGGCCCCAGCATGAGTGCCCCATACCCAACCCAGCTCGGCAGCTTCTGCGTTACCGGACACCTGGACCGATACCAACCCCGGTTGGTGTTTACCCGCCTCAGCAATGATATGCTGTCGCATTCGTGCGGCGTGGTCGTCTCTATCTTTCATGTGCATTCGTACCCATAAGACGGCTTGACTCCTGCCGTCCCTTCTAATTCAATTGAGTAGATCCACAGCGGGTCATCCGCCTGGCTCCCGAAGTCAAAATCGATCAGGCTAAATGATAGTGCCGTCTCGACTTCGTAGGCCGTGATACCTGACACCAGCGAGTCAGACCACTGGAAATCAAACCCCTCGAATAACCGACCGGTTCGCATCGCCATTGCGTAACCGTCCCAGTCTCCCCCCCCGGCATTGATCGAGACTTTGAACCGTGAGATCGAGATTGTTTGGCCGAAGTTGCGATAACAACCACAGTGTCTATCGGTTGCCGGGGCGATACCCTGTGAAACCCCAGCCCAGCCGGTACCCGCTACATAGGTTGCCTGAGCGCCGAGCTGATAAATACCGGTGAAGGCTGTCGGAACTTCGGTTGATACAAAACCGCAATCGGAAGAGGCAAAATCAAACAAGACACACCAGCTTTCATCGCCGCCCGCTGGAGATTCCCAACCATCTCCTAGGCCATTGTCACCGCTGTAATAGGCGTTGCCTACGTAGTTTCCAGAACCGCCCCACCCGGACGCGGCCCCGGTTTCGGCTTCACCCTGCCCTTCGGTCTGTTTCAAAAGCTGCCAGGTTCCAACCCAACTCCCCCGCGAAATATCCGGGCGGTAGGTGATTTGAGAAACCCAGGTTCGCCCGGACGCGGTGAGCGGGTTAACCTGCCGTCCAGCCGTAAAACAGACATCCACGAATGAGCAGATATCAACGGTATGATTCAGGGGAAGCGATACGTCAACTTTCCATTCCCGGTTCATCTGGGCACGTTTTTGTACCGCCCACGATGCCAGGCGCGATGCATCATCACATAACAACCCCGCTTCGCTGGCGTCTGTGCCCGGTGCGGTGGCGTTTTCGCTGATGGCAAAAATACCCATCCTTGATTGGTCGTAGGCTTCCAGCGTCAGCCGCCTGACCTGATAGGGTAGATAATGGATCGTCCGGTTGGTAACTAATGTCTCACTCAATGGCCCGCCGCCGCTATCCTCACTGCTAAACACAGGGGCAGGAGTACCCCAGTACTCATCGGCGCGGACATCGGGATCGGGGATGCAGAATAAATTACCGTAGCGGTCGCAAAACGCTTTCCCCAGGGAGCGCCCCAGCACGTCTAGAACGATAGTCGCCAGGTCGGAGGCGTGAATAATGAAGTCATCGACCACGTTCCCGTCCGTCCAGATGGTAGTATCGTGATAGGCTGACCAGTCCGTGATATCATTTAAAAAGTGCCAGACCGCATCAGCCGGGGCAAAGTCAGACAGATAGTACGCCCCAGACTGCGCTTCTAGTGACCACCATGTCTCACCTACCCGCACGCGCTCCAATAACCACCAGGGCGAGCGCAGTTCGATCCCCGTCCAATAATCGCCCGCACCATCCTCAAACCCTTTAACATCGGCAATGTAGCCAAAAAATACCCCTTCGGCATAACGGTGACCGCCAAACGTTGAGGTGGTCGGTCCCCAGGTGTCCTCAACGTGCAGCAATATCCCCTTGCCTAAGGTAAAGGCCGCCGCCGATCCTAATACCCGCATGGTCATTTTCCAGCCGTGCTGCTCTAGTCCCCCGCTGATCGTGGCAATTTCGGCCACCTCATCATCAAAGGCTGTGTCGGGATATTGGACAAACCCATAGCTGTCTTTGCTTCCGTTGCCATTGGCCACTGTCAGGGTGATGGTCGCTGTCCCTATCCCGGAGGCGGGCGCGGTATAGGTGGCGGTGCCGTTGCTGTTGTCATTCAGGGAACCATCCCCGGTCAGCGCCCAGGAAACATTACCATCACCCACATAGGAGCCATCCCGGTTGCGGGATTCGGTGGCGTCCAGGGTGATTTCTCCACTATTTGCCACCACCGAGTACCGGCTGCTCATCCGGGGCAGCGGGAGCGGGGCAAGCTGTTCGCCCGCGTCGTCTACTTCCGGGTTGGTAGCGGTCAAAGTGAATGCATCAAATACCGCTACCTTTGCCCGGAAGCGCTGATCGGCAGTGCGCAAGTAATCCATCTGTTGTGCCGTGAGTGCCATTAATACCTCGTAATGTGTGTAATCAGCATCGTAGTGCCCAGGTGATAGGTCCCATCAAATCCGGTATTAATCGGTTGGTGGAACCAGGCAGTAATCGACTGCCAACCCGAATTACCCAGGTAAGGAACCTTGCCGCCCTGGAGCGCCGCCGCCGCCCCAACCCAGCGCGAATTCAATTCCAAAAATTGGGCGGGCGTGAGTTCGGGCCATTTCGCGATCCCCGATTCCCAACCGGGCCGGACGGGTTTACCATTTAGGAAATAACCATCCACCGGAGTGGGAAATGGTTGATAGTCCATCGGATCAGGCAGTACCGAAAATGTGCCGGAAAACTGAAAACTTCCCATTAATGCCCCGCTCCTGTACTTCGTACTACTTCGTCCGTAAATGCGCCGATCTCTTCACTCGCCGCAGCACGGGCAGCATTATCTACCGCCGCCCGAATATTCTGCTCCCCGTCTACTACGACCCGGACCGTAACCTCCTGCGGTCCCTGGCTGGGGGTTTGCTGGCTGGCTTCTTGATTTTGGTCCGCCCCAGGGAACACCTTTGGCCCCATCTCATTTAGCCAGGAAAAAATGCCTCCCCGCACCTGCTCCGCAGATTGCTGCCCGATACCAGCCGCTCCACCTGCCCCGCCTGCATCGCCGACACCCCACCAAATATTCCCTCCCTCACTGGTATCCATCAGTCCGCCAGCACTTTGATACCATTGCCCTAATTTTTCGAGCTTTTCGAGCAGAATGACGATTTGTTCAACAATATACCGGACATCCTCGCCAAAATCGCGGGCGTCTTGCCCGACTTGCTGCCAATCCGTATCAGCTAATTTTTGCGCCAACTCTTCAAGTCCACCCGCAGCTAATTTACCAAGCGACTCCGCAAATTTATCAATATCCTCTCGGTGCTCATCAATAAAATCAATAAATTTCCCCAGTTCCTCTGTAACTACTGGGAGAACCTCTTCCCCGACGGTGCGTTTAAAGTCCTCCCAATTTGCCTCAATAACATCAATCTCTTTCCCTGTCGTTTTTGATACGTCCTCAACAACCCCCTGGGTAATTCCCGCCGCATTGAGCAATTCATCAAGCACAGCTATGGCGTCTCCAGCCTGAGCTTCTGATTGCCCGGCCAGCTCCGTTACTTTTCCTAGTTGTTTTGAGGTAGCATCTTGTGTTCCTGTTATAAACGCCTGAGCCTCTGCTGATAACCCTTGCAACTTATCCAGCGGGATATCAAGCAATCTGGTTAAGGTGGAAAAGTCTCCAGATAGAGCTGTTATTATTCCGCGTGCGACAGCTTGCTCCCCTCCTACGATGTCATCACGGACGGTCGTGATACGCTGCATATAATCCAATAAAGTTGACAATTGGTCTGGGTCTACATCGCCGGTCATTCCTTTCAAACCCATTGCGAATTGAATTGTAGCAGCGTTGGCTGAATCAGCCTCTAAGCCATATCCAAGAATTCTCTCCCTTAAACTATCTAGTATTTGTTCTGCCTTTTCGCTATCTCCTATCATAGAGGTAAGCGTTACTTCAAATTTCTCTTGAGCGATAGCGCCACCCAAAAACTCATCAGTTAAGTTTTTGATTGCCACGCTGATGCCGCGAATAGCTCGACCGACTAGCTCAACCGCCTGATTTAGCCCGGTAAATAACATTTGCCCGGTCGAGATCCCATTTTTTAAGAATCCCATGAAGCCGCTAAACCCGCCCCGCGCTCTGGATAGGCCGGATAAAAACCCATCCGGGATGAGTGATAGGATAACTCGAACCGCTTTAAACATTATTTCCTCACCGTGATCCGGGCCACTTCTGCCGCGACTTGGGCCGCTTCGGTGGGATGGTCAACGCAAAACTGATTGGCAGCCCGAAAAGACATCGCCGCCCCTTGAGCAATTAAACCGATGACGGTTTTCATCTTATCGCCGCCCGCATATCCATTGACCAGTGATACCTGCTGCATGTTCAAACCGCGTACTTTAATGGGCCGGTTAATTGTGGTAAATCTCATTGTTTTCATTACCCAACCCCGAAATTTTCAAACGTTCCCCGGATGCTGGCGCGGGTTTCGTCCTGCCCTTCACTGTCCGCGATGCTGCCATTATTGAGCACCCCCGTCCACAGGTTAATCGTGTAGGAGTAATTGTGCCCACTGATATAGCCGCCCACTGTCGCGTTGACGGTGGTGGTAGCAGAGGCGAACATTAACAGCGCCGATTTCTGGCTATGCGCCTGGGTGAATGACAGAGTCGCCACCCGCCCGGTTTCCTGGTGTACGTAGTTAGACGCCATCGGCGGGCGGTATTTGTAGATCCCTATTTGCAGATCTACCTGGACATCCCGGACGAATTCCATCAGGGCTGACGCGCCCGCCGCCGTCGATAACCAGAGGGTACCCTCTGGGAAGGTGAAAACCTCACGAGCCATTAGGCGATATACCCCGATCCGGTCGGGCCGCTCATGGCGATAAAGTTCCAGGTTTCCTGTACCATATTGCCCTCTTCGCCCTCGGTGAACTGTTGGCTCACACGGGTACCCCGGATAAACTGCCGCCAGACGGCGGTAGCGTCTCCCTCGTCGGCATCTGATTTGAGTTCAAAATTGAGCAGCGGGATCGATGCCCCATCTGCTGTGGCGGTATAGACCGGAGCCTGTGCAATATTAGATTCTTTGTAGCTAAACTGGATCGTCGGAGCATCCGCCCCAACGATCTTGTGGTGGCTGGGGTAACCACGCTCCATGATGGTTGTTACCTTGCGGGCGCTGGCATTGGTCATGCCTGCCTCAACATAGGACAATAACCCAGTCGCGCCACCTGATGCTGTTTGCCATGCCTGACCGCTTCCACTGGCAACCGCCCACCGAAGTGCCCCTTCTGCAAATACACGAACTTCTGACATATTCTTATCTCCTTAAATTAGCGATTAGATCCTCGCCCTCAGCCCAGCTCTCACTGCACTCATGAACATAGGGGATCGCCCTGTCATAGGCCGCATGATCGCCGACCTGAGTTGCATCATACATTTTCTGCCACCCGATTGAACACCGCTCCATACCATAGATCACGGTATCATGGGCGATTTCGTAGCCCGGCGCTGGGGTTATTCCCCGCATCTGGGCTAAATGTCCGTTAAACACTGCTAGCAGCGCGGTCACTTCCCCGCGCCAGGTATCATCATGCTCATTGACCTTGCCCTCTATCAACTGCCCGAACGTATTTTCAAACCGTGCTTTGGTCGTGCGGGCGGTCTGATCCAGGTCGTCAAATAAGGCGAGATAAACGGCTACTTGCTCCGCCTGTGCTGTTGCTTCCACGTCAACCGTTGCGGTTGGCACCGGCGTTCTGGTGGGCTGCACCGTGTTCGTAGCGGTCGGTTCTGCCGTGTTGGTCGGGCTGGGTTCGATGGTCGCACTTGCCACCGCTGTCGGGAATTCGTAAAGTGTCGGGGTAGGTTCTATCATTGTCGCTGGCTCTAAAATCTGAAACAGCAACTCCGTAAAAATCCCTAACAATATTAGAATAATCACCCCGCCGACAATATAGAAAATCCTTTCGTTCTTCATGGCTCGTCTGCCTCACCTTCATCGATAAGCACGAGATACTTATAGGGCGGTTTCCCGAATGATATTTTTACCGGCTGCCCCTTGATAGCGGCGTGCTCCGATATCCCATGTACCGATTCGCGCTTGTTTTTGATGTTGTGCCAATAATAAGCCCTCCCATCTTCGGCAATGCCAACCTGCATAGCGGACATAATAAACTCGCCTGCAATGGGCAGCTCATACTTTTCGATCTCGCTTTCGTCTACTGCATCTAATCTATATCGTGGTTTACTCATGGCTCATCTGCCTCCTATGTTCCGGTCACTCTTTCAACCCACTGATACCCCACCAGATATCGTTTCCGCATGATATCTGGGTTCGGATCGGGCTGAACTGATTGTTCTTCTGCCTGTCCTACCCGCACGGTAGCGCTCAGGGCAGGGGGAGAAGCGATGCTTGCATACAGGTTTTTGATGGGTACCTGCCGCCCACTGGTAAACAGATAGGTGACCATATCGCCCATTTGTCCCAGCATCAGGTGGGCGCTGGCGCTGGCTTTACGCTCCGATAGCCAGCAGTCCACCTCTAACAGTCCCCGCATGGTTTGCCCGTTTTGCCCGTCCGCCACCGTCCGCCCCTGGTAAGTCTGGGCGACATCTGCTCCCAGGTGAGTCACGCTGAAAACATGCCCCGCGCCAGAGATGAGATCAGCGTCCGGCCAGTTAAATGCTACCCGCGCCGATCCCATCCAGGCAGGCAGCCCCGCACCGGTCAGGTTGGTGCGGAACCAATCATTAACGCTGGCCTGTACGTTGGCTTTACCATATGGGTGTGAAAATGCCATCTTACCGCCTTGCCCACTGGTCGATTTCGCGGGCTACATCGTCCAAGAATGCTGATTTGACCTTTTCAAAAGCCTTGTCAATAAACCCGGCGGGAGCCTGGGCGCTGTGTCCTTCATTCAGCCGGGCAATATAGCCGACATTAGATCCCTGCGTGACGGTCAGGTTTGGCTCGTCCATCTCCCACACGGCATCTTCCTGACTGGCTCCGGTGCTTAACGCCTTTTTGGGCTTTTCAAGATCGCCCTTTGTCCAGTGTCCCCAGCTTGCCCGCGCCCGCCCGGTATCTACCGGCATGGCCTCTTTAATCAGGCGCTCCAGGGCAAACGACCATGACCGGACTCTTTGCCATAGGCGTTTTCTGAGCCGCTGCCCGGCGGTAGCGGACAGGATACCGAGCAGTAATTCGTCCGCCCCTTCAATTCTCACTCCTAATTCCATCACTTCACCGCCTCACACCGGTGCCCATTCTCGGCAGGTTCCCGATCTCGGAGCGCTGGCTCATTGCCGGATATATTAGGGTTGTATTTAGCCAAGCGGTATATAAACTCCGCAATTGCGCTTAATCTTGAGGCTAATGTTAGTAATGGCAATGTTTCTCGTTTTCCTAAAAAATCCAGCTCGAATACAACGGTGACTATATCATGCTCGTGATCCCCGCATTTCCATTTGCCTGATTTGGCTTGTACCAACCTAACACCAGTTTGTAGCTCAATTGGTGGACTGACTGACCTTTCGTCTTCAGAGTATCCCATCACTTCACCGCCCTGATCTGTACGCAGAACTCATCAACCGTGTTAACGTGCCCCAGTACCTCGCGCTCCCACTCTTTCACGTCCAGCCAATCGCCAATGGCGTTGGTCAGGTCGATAGTCCGGTGGTTGCGAATTCCCCAGAGCACCTGCCCATCGAGGCGCATGATGTAGGGCAGATCGTACCCGTCATAAGTGCCGTCGCCGTTGACGTTAAACTCAAAATAGGTGAACGATTCCGGCACCAGGTAGCGGCGGTGAGTCGGTTCTGCCATCGCGCCCCGGCTGAAAGCATAGGGCACCATTACCCAGATTGATGCATCCGGCTTCAGTACCCGCCACACTTCATAAAAGAACGCATACCAGCCGTCGATTTTGAGACATTTCTTGAGATTGTCACTCACCACGCCATTGACGGGTAAATCGTGCGGGATGTGCTCACACAGGTGAGAGGCCCAGATCTCATCAACGCTGTTATCTTCCCAGGGCCAGGGCAGATCGAACAAGTCCACGACCTGATCGACCGCCTTGCCCGGCATCATGTCCACGTTTACCCAGTCGTCCGCATCATAGCAGCTCTCCGGCATTGCGTAGGAATAGGGGCGAGATTCGCCGCTGTCCCGTGCAGTCGGAAAATGAATATTACCGCAACCCAAATTAAGTCTCATTACATATCCCCCAGCGCTACGGGCAAATTGTTTTGATGTTCAATTTTGCATTCTTCGCAGCAAAAATGTTTTTTATACTTGTTCTCCTTAACCACAGGGTCATCCATACTTGTGGCATACCATACTTGCTGTTGCCCACAGCATGCACACTTACTAGGCGTCGGAATCTCCCCTGTTGTTATCCATCCCGCAGGCTTTTCCAGGCTCTCATCAGTCAATGATGCACCGTAATTAGGTACAATCTGATATTCCTCGATTTTCCCACACTGATCACACTTCAATTGTTTAATAATCATGGCTCATCTGCCTCCTGTCTCATAAATGTGTACCAAAAACTCACCAAGATCGATCACTCTACCCGGATAAGTAGCATTTATTGCACTTTTGTAGACTTCCTCGCCTACAGCCGCAATATATGAGCTAACCGTTACATCCGGGAATGTCCCTTGATACTCACAGGCAACCGCTACCGATTCGCCTGATTTAGCATGATTCAACACTAAATACGCCGTGTCTCCCTGGTCGGCGGGAATGAATACGCTTAATCCGCCGGATGGATAGGCGAGGGTAACAAATTGCCCTGCCTGGATTTCTGCCCCAGCAAACGGCCATTCTGGGGCAGACTCGCCGCTCATCATGGCACTGGGTACGACAGTGTAGAATTTCATGACTTATCTTCCGGCTTGTAAAAAAACTGCATAGCGTTAGAGAATGATTCGGCTATGAATTTGTAATATTTCTCTTCGTTTTCGTACACCTCATTCTCGAAGTCGGCGCGGCAATCATTCGAGCAGAATGAGGCGGCTAGCCAGCATTCGCTATCAACAGTTAATGACATTCCCACAGCTTGCATGATGGGAATTTCTTTACCGCAATGGGCACAAAATGTATAGTCGCGCTCAATTGATGGGAAGATAAAAACCCCTTTTCCCTTTGATTCGCTGATAGTCATATATGCAATATGCCATAGTCTCCGTTTATCCTGGCTCATACGCCTCCTAACCAATCTAAAATAACTTGCACCCGGTTATCCCAGGTGTGCTCACGTACCCACGCTTGTGCTTGCTGGGCAATCCGCCGCCCGTCTTGCGGATAGTTGATCACCCGCGTCATCTGCTCTACCGCATGTTCTGGGCTTTCGACTGGCAGGTAATGTACCCCCGGTCGGAACCCTAACAGCGGAAAGTCGGTACAGCGATCCGATAAAATCACGCAACCCATCGCGGCGGTTTCAAATATCCGCTGTGCCACGTCGCCATTGAATGATAGGCACAAACTGACTCTGGCATAATTGTAAACCCGTGCATAGTCTTCCATTAGTGCGCCCAATCCCGCATTGACGGAAAACCGAGCATCTGCCAACGCCAGTAAATATTCATGCCGCTTGGAATAGCGTACACCGACCATTGCCACATGCACCGGTCGGTTATCCCAGGGCACGGTGTTAATGTGCCATTCAGGATCGTACCCACAAGGTAACCATGTAATCCCGCGCTTGGGTTTCCCCGCCTTGTTGACGGTGGGCAGTGTTGGGCCGGTTCGATGCGCCAAGAACAGGTGGTCAAACTTACGCCCCAGATCGTAATCGCGAACGTGGTTATCAACGCCGTACACTACATGCGGGCATTTGTAATCAGTCTCTATCGTATAGGCGCTGTCAGCCGTGATAACCAGATCGGGTTTCCAGTCCTTTTCCGGTAGGCGTGGCTGCCAGATGTATCTTTCCATAACCGTCCCGCCCCAGATTTCATCACCAGTGCAGGGGCCGGTCGTTCGCACCTCATGCCCCAATCGGCGCAAGGCACGGGCAATATACCGCCCGCTGGCGATAGGATAATGGATAGCTGCTATTAAAACTTTCATCAGTAACCCACCATCACAAAACTGGTGTCAGGCTCGATATACTGATCCCACAACGCGTGGAACCGGTAGGAATTTGCCATAAAGTTCGGATTACCTCCGGTGCTGCCTACATCATGTATAAACGTCGCGCTGGGGCAGTACCAGACCTCTTTGTCGAGTTGAGTCTGTATCTTCAGGCACAAATCAACATCTTCAAAGTACCCGCCTGGATACCCCATATCAAAACCGCCCACTTTTAAAAAGTCCGCCCGGCGGATCATCAATGCCGCGCCGGTCGTCCATGATACACGCTCCGGTAGGGAAAGCCGCCGGTCAAAGGGATTTGCCCACCCCAGATCTCGATGGTGTGGGCCTTTCGCGCCGTCAAATAAACCACCAACACTCTGTACAGTGCCATTCCCAAACACCAACCGAGGGCCAACAATCCCAACCTTTTCACGCTCCAATACCTCCAGCATCTTTTCTGCCCAGTTTTCGTTGCCCGGTTTCCAGATCCGGCAGTCCTGATTTAAAAACAATAAAACGTCGCCGGGGGCGTGCATCGCGCCCAGGTTACAATTTCCGGCAAACCCATAGTTCTTATCCGTTCGCCCCTTCAACAGATTGCTGGGCAGCGGAATTTCCATCAGGTTGTAGTTCGGGCTGTGGTCGTCCATCACCAGGATTTGGTGCCGGGCGTCCATTGTCTGCCTTAACTCCACCACCATCTGGAGGAGTTTGTCCACCGGGTAGTTGTAGACTGGTATCACTACGGTTATCGTGTGCTGGTCCGGCCTGGTCACTGAGAGTGATTCCGGGCTTGGGTTCAAATTGTTTGCTAGCGTCATACTCGCTCATATCCTTTCGGTGGGTGGCGACCACCCGGTTTAACACCGCTTCAAATTGGCCGTAGGCTCGATCCCAGGTTTGCTGGATCGCCCATTCGTAACCTTTCGCGCCAATCGCTTTCAGTTCTTCCCGGTTGCGATATAACCGGCACCATTGACTGATCCAGTTTTTTACATCGGGAAAGGCGTCTTTTGCACCGCCCCAGGTGCCCTGTTCCATGTAATCGATTCGCCTGACCAGGATACCCCGCCCCTGTCCGGCCAGCTCCGAACCGGAGCACCAGTCGAGCACCGTTGGGGGGATCTTGTGCGCCATGCTTTCCAGGTTGGGCAGTCCAAACCCCTCACGGTGGGCCATCTGTGATGTCATATCACACAACAGGTAGCGCTCCCGCAGTCCCATCATGCCCGCTTTCAGGGCGTCCTCGCGCCAGCGCACTTTATCAAGCCCTAGCCCGACCTGCTGGCAGACCTTGACGGTATCCCAGCCGCCGCCGCTGGCTTTTTCCATATCCAGGAACAGGTAAGCGTCTGGTTTGTCCAGGGCGAATTCCTTAAACACCTCGATTGTCTTTGACACCATCTTGCGCCCTTGATTCATCATAAAACTGCCGATGACAAAAGCGTCCGCCGGGATTCCCAGCTTTTCCCGGTATGCTTTCACCTCATCCTGACTTTCTGCCGGGTAAAATTCTTTGGTGTCTACCCCAGGGTGTAACAGTTCGGTTGGATGTCCGGCCAACCGCATCGCCTCCACCCCAAACCGTGAGATAATCATGGTTGCATCAGCTAACCCGACCATCTCAGCCCAGGACGGCTCAACGGGAACCCCATCAATCGGGGTAACGATAATCAGCTTGGTAACCGACCAATCGATCTTACAACCATGAAACAGGGTATGCGCATAAGGGAAATCCTGGCAGCAGACAATAATATCTGGCTGTTCGGTCCGTGCTAACCCGGTTACCCGGTTCCAGATATCCTGACCACCCATCCCCCATACCGGGAAGGGGAGCGAATTCCAGGGATACCCGGCCCAGGGGATCGACGCCCCGATAACCTGCCAATTGTTAAAGTGCATCCGTTTGGTGATTTCGTTGCCAATCCGCCCAAACCCGGACGGGTTGACCAGATCGCCAAACCACAGGATCTTGATTGGTTTACCATTACTAAGATGCTGCTGGCTCACTTGGCCTCCTCCACTTTCCGCAGGTCATAGAGTGATCGCAAGGCTTGCGCCGCTGCCTGAAATAAATTTCTATACATCCAGGCAGTGTCATGCGATGCTGCGGTGAACTTGTCCATGCAAACTTTAGAACAAAATGGGTAGAAGATGATGACGCTTTTTTCATCATCATTAAAGGCTTGGGTATCCCATGCCTGCTCTATGCGATGCTTTTTTCCACAAATCACGCACGCTACTAAACGTTTGCCATCTTCGACATGAATTGGCATAACGCCGAGTATTTCGCTTTCCTCGCCATCATCAATGTACTGAAAACTCCAAGCTAATCCTTGCTGGCTCATTCTGCCTCACTTTCTACCCGGTCGCATCGCCGCGCCGTAGGATCAGGCGGTAACCGTTCCGGTTGACTATTTTCATAGGGATCGGGTCGCTGACGGCTTCATAACTCACGCCGTTCCAGATAATCTGATCCTGACTTCCTGGCTGGCAGTCAATCAGCGTGGCCTCCATATCCCCCTGCATGTACGTTCCACCCATGCCCATCATTTCCATAAAGTGGATGATATTAGTCTCGACCGGGGCAAACAACCCGCTGATCACCCGCTCGGTGTAGTAGTTCGTAGCAGCCACCCCGTAGGCATCATTGCCACCGCCCGCTGACACGTACTTGCGCCAGGTGGCGGTTTCCCCGATAAACTGGGCCATGTCCCGCATTTGCCGGGACATCCGGCTGTAATCCGGGCGTCTCATTACCATAACCCCTGACCGATGGAGAATGATTCCCAGCCACCCTGTGGCCCGGTTTCACGCTCCACCTCTGCTACCAATCGCTTCTCCATCTCTAGCAGGAGATCGATAGCTTTGGTATCATCGTACTGGGTACCGTCAGGCGCTTCCCACTTGGCACGTTTTGCCGCATCAAACAACAGTACCCGCACCGCTTCCAGCGCCGCGCCGGGCACATTGCCACCCACTGCCGTGAAGTACCCGATCTCATCCTCGCTGAATACCGACCACTGGTAATCAAACCGCACGGCGGTATTAGCCGAGATGATCCCGGAAAAGGTCACATACCCCAGCGTGGTGTCTATCGTGCAGCCGGTCGCACTCCACCCGGTATTATCGATACTGGCGGTGGCGCTGATCAGCGTGCTATGCGGGGCACCTTGCGCCAGCTGGAAGCCGGACACAATCCCGTCACCATACCGGATTTCCTCCCCGCGCTGCCAGGGCGCTTGAATGCGGAATCGTACCTGTTGGGCGGTGGTCAATGCCATTAGACAATCCCTGCCTCGCCATACACTGAGATAATCCCCGTCACATTGGAACCACTCCAGGCGGTGGCGAACTTGGCCCGGATAAATGGAGCATTCAACCCAGTCTGTATGGCTACCGTTGCCGCACTCAGGGCAGTATAGGTTTCCAGGGTTACCCAGTCGCTATTATTAAATGATGCTTCCAACTTCCACAGCGCCGACTCCCCGCCGCCGTTGACAGCCTGGACATACCAGTTACCGTCACACCCCCGCGCTTTGATCGCGCTGGCGGTGCCCTTAGCGGTGGCGCTGTCCAGCATCAGGCCATTGATTACGGTATGAACAGGCATTTATGCCTCCTCTTCGGTTTCTTCCTCGTCCTGATCCTCTTCGGCGGCTGCCTCTGGCTTCTCCGCTTCCTCAACAGGCTTTTCTTCTGCCGGGGCGGGTTTCTGGGATTCCAGGAGTTGAGCCATTTGCGCTTTGAGTTCCTTGAGTTCTTTCAGGGCTTCGGCCAATTCGCCGTCTTTGTCCTCGCGCTCGTCTTTCTCCGCCTGCTGCTTTTCATAGGCTTCGTACATCTGCCAGAGCTGCTGGGGCCACTGCTGCTGTTGGCGATAGGGATCGCTGACCCACTGCTCCGGCGTCATGGGCTGGGGCATTCCCATATTGACTTCAACGTTGTACTGGGTAATAGCCTGTTTGCGGGCTTCTGCTAACTGGACGATCTCCTCGTCGTTGCCCTTCAACCCGGCATTAACCGTTTCCATAAACTCGTCTAACTTCTTGACATCGATCTGCATGTTATTCCCTCACATCTCAGGGGGTAGGGGGAGTATCCCCCTACCCATGCGATAAATATTAGGTGACGGTCGGGGCGGTGGTGCTGTTGGAAAAATAGGCGAACCTATCGTTCCACATACCCATACCGAACCCACGAGCCACACGATAACCAAAGGTCATCTTCTGGAAGTAATCGTAACCTTCAGCACCCTGCGTGAGCAGTTCGGTTTCAAAGGTCACGAATTCCTTAGCGGCGCGTCCCGCTTCCATCAGTACCCACTCGTAACGGCCTAGGAAGGGGGTCACGATGATTTGATTGATCCAGCCCCGGAAGGGGTTGCTGGTGCCGGTACCATAGGTCAGCACCGCGTCCGTGTCACCCATGCCGCCGACATTGGCGGAGGTGAGCAACTGGCGGGCAGCCAGATCCAACCCGATACCACAGATCAGGGTATTCGGCATTACATTCAACGGCATCCCTGAACCCCGGTCAAACATGGTGCGGAGCGTATCATACCCGGTCAACAGGCCGGTGGCCGAGAAGGTCACCGTGCCATAGTTGTTGCCCACCGCATTGTCCGACGTGGTGCGGGTATAGTTGGAAGTGTCAGTGATCAGGTCATATGCCTGCTTCTCAACCGTCTGCGCCATTGCCCGCCCCAAGAACTGGGTCTGCTCCCGGATATGCCCGGTTTTCTCAAACTTGAGCATTTCCCAGGTCACATTAAATCGAGCGCCGCGCTTACGGTTCTGGATGTAGACGCTGCGATCTTCCTTTGCTTTCAGTTCCGGGAACGGCTCGTCCTCTTCGACGTAGGGCAGCTCACCAAACTGCCGGAATTCCAACCCGTACTCGTACTCGCTATCGGACGGTTCTGAGTCCATCCAGAGGCGATACGTTGACGGATAACCAGCATATTCAGACAGCAGGATCGGGCGCAAACCGGTGCGCAGTACGTTTGGGAAGTTGGGCAATGATGCGGCCTCTTCCAGTCGCATCTTCTTTTGCTGCCTGCCATTGTTGACCTCGAAGATCGGGAACGGCACTTCGTTGGGCTGCTGTGTCAGGACGGTTTCCCGCAGGTCACCGGCAACGGGATCGACCACATCAATTACAACTGTATTTTGTTTAGTCATGATCTCCCCCTATGCGATATTCGTAGCAAGGTTAATCCGCAGATCAACCTGCCCGGCGGTGGCATCACCGCCCTTAACGTGTGATACAACCTGCGCCACACCGAATGGCACGGCGGCAAACTTGCCGGTTGCTCCGGCGGCGGTGCTGATTACGGCGGGTGCGGCGGTCGTCCAGATCGCGCCGACTCCCGTTGCGCCGGTCTGACCCACGATGCCAGAACCGGTGGTAGTCATCGTTGCAAACGAACCGACCGGGATATCGCCAGCCGTGCCGGAGTCCCCGGCGCTGACGCGAAACACGATATTATCACCCACCGGCAGCCGGGGGTTCTGATGGGCCACCCCCATGTTGTCATAGCGAGGATTACGGGCCAGGGCCACACCAACACCGCTGTAGCGATATTGCGCACTCTCTAGCTCGTTAATCACGACGCTACCGCTGGCAATCAAGAAATCGCCGGGGGTAATAAGACCGGATGCAGAATAGTATTTGACAAAATCTGCATACAGATAGGGCGCTACTTCTGCGCTAGTCATTATTTATTACCTTTCCTTTTGTAATAGTCGATCAAAACCTCGCTCGGCGCTTCAGGGTCTACCCCATCGGGCAGCGTAACCCCCAACAGCGCCTCGTGAACCGGGACTGGTTTAACTACTGGGGCCGGGTTTCCTGCTGGTGTTATCCTTCCCGCACCGGTCACCGCCACCGGTGGCTTGACCGCCTGGAATTTCTTCACCTCCCGATCCATGATAGCTTGCCAGTTATCCGGCTCCGCTTCTAGCAGTTCGGTTCTGATCACTTGTTTCCACTTTGACGGTAGCTTGGTTTTGCCCTCCAGGAGACTATCGACCAGCGCTGCCTTTTGAAGCGCACCCTTTACCTTTTGCGCTTCATCCAACTGGGCTTGTATGGCCTGTTTTTCCTCGGTCAGACGTGCTACCTCTGCCGCTAATTCGGCGGCTTTATCCTTAGCCTCCTGGATGGCCTGGCTATCGCGTACAGTTTTCCACTGCCGTTTGAAGTCCTCGACCAGATCAGGGCGGGCCTCGGTTAACTCTTCCATTGATAAATGGTCTAATGTGGCACGGAGCCACCCGTCATCGGATTGCAAGAGATGGGTAAACCCACCACCGGCTGAAGCATCCGTTACCACGTCCACGCTGTTGGCGTGGGTGATAGCTTCCACCACTGTGGCGTTCTGCCCTTCAACCTTGCCCTTACTGCCAGTACCCAGGGCATTGATGGATAAGCCCACCAACGGTACCCCGGTTTTGACGGTTTCCTGGATCAGCGGCCACAGCCACTCTTGTGCTTCGCCCACCACCCGGAAATCCCCATAAGCCGCGCCTTCTTGATAGCGGGCATTCTGATAGTAGCCCACCACATCACGGACCGACCGCTCCGGGCGATCCTTGCGCTCCGATTTACTGGGGTGATCGGCGTATGCCTTGACCTGCTCAAACAATGGGGTAGCCGCTTGAATCACGGCTTCGCTGTAGTAGTTCTTATTCAGCGACAACCCCGATTTGATGATCCGCGCCCCCTTGACGGTAAACTCGTCACTGTCAAGCGTAGCCTCGGTCAGGTCTACTAACGATTTAACTTGTGTTTCCATAGGCTCCTCCTAAACAAAATGAGCCAACTAACCCCGTAGGGGGTGTAACTGGCTCATCTGCCTCAGATATTCAATTAAGCCTATGTAGGCTTTATTCCATCGCTAACCGGTTTAAATGGTCAAGCGAAATACACAATTCTTTACCGTTGCGGCGATCCCAGAAGTACACGTTGCCATCAGCCACCCGGCATAAAATATTTTCCTCCGGGATGGTTCGCAGGTGGTACCCGGTCACCGCTTTGGTAACCGTCCAGGCTGTCCCCATACCGGGCGGGGCATAGCTATGATTCGTCCAGTGCCCGTTCTTTTTGTTCACTGCCATTTTTGGCCGCCTGTGCTTTCTGAATTTCTTCCATCGTTTCTTCTTTGACGGATTTATGCCCGCTGTTCCTGGTCCTGAGTTCGACTAACCGCTGCCTGACATCGGGCGGGATATTCTCTAGCGTATACTGGGCAATCAGGCTCTCAGCGTCTTCTCCGTTGATAATGATGCGGGTAAGCCACTCAGCGCCCTTGAGATATCCCCGCTGCCACATGCGCACGGCAAGGGAGAGGCCGATCAGGGCGGTTAATGCTGTTATCCAGGTCATGCGTCTTCGCTCCGCACAATGTCATCAGTCTTCACACCACTTTTAAGCCACTTATCTAAATGCGACTGACAACAAAAGTGATGCTTCGTATAAAACGAATAATGATGTATCAACCAGCCTGGCGGCGCTATATATTCTTCCTCTGTAACCGGGCTGACCGCGCCGCAATAATCGCACTTCCACCGCGTCTCATGGATGATCATGGCTCATACGCCTCCTAACTTGCCCGCGCCATTTTGACCGGCTTGGCACGGAAATCATACATTTGCCCGTAATCGTTCCGGGTAATCCCGTTCTCAGCCGCCCACGTCTTAAACACCGGGCGTGTGCCTAGCTTTTCGTCCATGACATCCTGATCAATCAACCAGGGTAGCACGCTGCAACGGCATTGTGGATGCAGCGGCGGCTTCTGCTGTGTGCTATCAAATGCGAACCGCTCCCCGTCCAGTGGGGCACAAATCGGGCACGTTCGCTCGTCTTTGGTGGCGATAAACTCCCACCCTTGCAATACGTCATCATTCTCCTGATAAACCGCCAGCGCCCCCAGATTCGACGCCCTGAGTATTTCGGTCCGGGCAATCATGGCGGTACGGTAAAATGCCCGCTTATTCGCCATGCGATCCGCTTTGGTGCGGCGGCTGATGTCGATCCCCAGCTCACCTGCGATCCGCTTCTGTACCCCGTAAATACCGTCGCCCTGAATTTGCGACTGTATCAGCGCATTCTTAATACGGAGTTCAAATTCTGCCCGCTTGTCCTCAAACCGCTCAACAAACGTTTTACCCAGGTAGGGCGCTAACAGTTGCGCCCGGATTGCCTCAACGGGAAGCACCGGCATGACCAGCGCCTTGTCCGCCATTGCTTCATAGACGCTGGTATCCAGGTTCCAGGCTTGGCCCACCATCGCGCCCTGATAACCGTCGATCATCCCGGATAGGATGATATTAGCGGCTACTGGGTCAAGTGCCCGCATACGACTGACCACCTGGGCGAGTAACACCTCGCGGGCGGCGACATTCTCCGGGTTCCAATTCTCGGTACCAACCTGCTGCCAGACCTTATTCAGGTCTTCACGAATATCGCGATAGGCTTGTTCGTATGCCTGGAAGAGTTCCCGCACTATGCGATCTTCCAGGGCATAGACGTGCCCCATCACGTACTCGTTACCCGCTTCGATCTGTTCGGCTATGGTTGGCATTTAGTCCTCTAATATCTCGCCACAGCGGTTGCACTCCCGCCCGTGCTGCTTTAGATGCTGAACTCGGCCACACTTTTTGCATCGTCGCCATTCCGACTCGTGAGTTGTATAAACAGATTGGAGAGGATAGCGCCCTGTAGAAAGATCGTTTATATGTAGCATCCACCACCACTGCCGGTTAGCGTCTAAACTCCCCTCAAATGGGCCACGTGGGTACACGCCTACATCTGGTATTGGCGGAACAGGAGGATTTAAAGCGCTAACTCTGCCCTGTTGATTCTTCTGCCATTGTTGCCAATCTTTGATGGCTTGCTTGCGCTCTTCCTCGTCAAACGCTTCCCATTCTTTCTTCTCTTCTTTACTCATGGCTCATACGCCTCCTATTTAGTTGTTAAAGTTCATCCGGTGTGCCCGTCCAGGTACACACCACGCAATGCAGCGCTACATGGTCGATCTTGACCTTGCCGCCCACGACTTGCACAATCTCTCGCTTCTTAAACTTCGTCGCCCCACACATGGGGCATTTATGCGACTGGGGCGGGCTGCTCTTTTCGGTCGCTGCTGTCTCCGGCTCCTGGCTCGTCTTGCTCTTGGTTGCTGTTGCCATTCTTTTTATTCTCTCCATTCTGGGCACTCGGCCCCATCATCGACATTAGATCAGGCTTCAAGCCCTGAGTCACATAATCCTGTTCCCGCTCCATCTCGGCTTCGATCTTGCGCCGTTCGTCCTGCGGGTTGAGGTCAAACGGGAGCAGGCTGGTAGCGGTTTCGTCTGACATCCACTCATTGGAGGTCGCAATCGCCAGCGCGTCTGCCAGGTTCTTGGGATCGTCGCTTTCCAGGTCGGGGTACTTGACTTCAAATGCTTCGCGTATCTTGACCTTATCGCCGGTAGCTTCCCAGTCGCCGGGGACTTGCTCGTCGATCTCTTCATCCAGGTCGAACCCCGCTGCCTCTAGCACCCGCTCAAATGTCGGTTTGAGTACCTGATCCCGCATAATATCCTGCCACTCACCAAACGACCGGAGCGCGGGCAAAGACTGCGCGGTAGCGCTGGCGAGGTTGGCGTTACTGCCATCGGCCAGCATAAATTCGGGTAATCGCATTCCCGCCGCTGCCATCAGTCGGATTTGTCGTCCATCTTCGGCGGCGTCCTGGGCACCGATACGCGGGTCAAGGATGGTGTGTTCTTCCTTGTCGTTGTGTACCGCCACCGTGGCCCCATAGGGCGGTTGTTGGTACTGCATACGTTTGGCGGATACTTCGGCGGCGGTGGCATTGATCAGCTTCACATCCAGCACAAATGATCCCTTAAAATGGTTCTGCCGTGCCCGCTGTTCTAACCACTGTTTATAAGCTTTGGCATAGGGCAGGATCTTAAAGACTTCGGGCCGCCCCCGCTGCTCGTATGCCTTACGGTTAATCGTGGCGTGGTGTATCTCACGGGCCGGGATGGGTTCTCTTACGTGATTACTCACCGTGCCGATCCCGTTGTCTTCGGTGTAGTTGACGTGGTAATTTTCCACGCGGCGGATAAAGCCGGGCTTGTGTTCAATCCCCTCAATCGCCCAGGCCGGTATACACGTCCACACCACCTCGCCGCCGGTCCCCTGGTGATAACGAATGAAGATCTCGCCCTCCAACTGGAAGGTATCACACAGCGCCTTCTCCATGTTGCGAAAGTCGTTTTCATCGTTGTTGATAAACGCTTCGATTGCTTCCTTGACTTTCTCGTTGCGATAGGTGATCCGCGCTCCGTTCTGAACCGCAAACAGGCGGTTATAGGTCACACCCGCATTGACCAGCGGGTTACGCTCCCATGCCAGATGGCACTGCTCTAAGATGATTTTACGCTGTTGGAAGTCCCATTCCTTGAGCGGGTTACTGATCGGGAGCATCTGAACCGGAGCGCCGGTCAGGTAGGGATCACTAAACTGGGAGTGATAACGCTCATATGATTCGGTCAGTTGGGCAACGGCTGCTTTGTTATTCGCCAGATGGGAGGGAATGGTCAGGGGCGGGTTATAGTTCACCCCATCATAGATCGACCATGGCCCCTGGGGGAAGTTGACCGTTGCCCCGGACGGCTCATTAGTAGAGGGTTCCGGGGTAGGGGGTGGCGTGATAATATTCTCCTGGGGAGTGGCAAAAGCTGACACCAGCCAGGATTTAATCTTATTCAGCACGTCGCCAGCCCTGTGATTCAAATTCATTAAATACCCGTTCCTTATACGTCTGCTCTGGTTCACTGGTCACAATCTGGCCGGGGAACTTGTCCAGCGCCGCCTTGACTTCCCGCTCCGGCATTCCTAACCTGGCGCTAATACGGCGAATCAGAGAATCTATAGGGTTGTTGGTAGTTGATGACACCTGCATCCTCGTAAACATTATGTGATTGCCAATAGGCTAATGCCAGGGCCATCACCATATCATCATGTATGCCCGCCGGGGCACTATATCGAAAACTTCCCGACGGTAGGCGGGTTACCTCAAAGGCTTCTAATTCCATGAGGAGCTGCCTATCATTGGTAACCCCGATTTCTACCCGCTCAAAAGCCAGCGCCAGCGCCTGGATAATCTCTGCCTTGCTCTGGTTGGTGGTCGTAAACCCGATCACGTTTAACCCCTCGCTGTTGAGTTGTTCAACGTTCGGATCGCCCATCGCGTTCGCTTCTGCCAGGATAGCGCCAACCTCCCACTTGTCCGCCATCGCATGGAGCCGCCCACGCTGCACTCCCCAGCTAATCTGGTTAAACCGGTCAATGTCTACCACCTGTTTGGTGTCAGCGTCCATCACGATTAACACCGTCCAGTCCTTCGACATGGCCCAGTCAACGCCCATCACATAGCGCCCCCCTGGTTGGGGGTATTCCGGCACAAGCCTGATGCAGTTGTGAATGTTTCTGAATACTGAGCCTTCATTTTCCAGGAATTCGGCCAGGTACTCCTGCCTGAATACTTCCTGGGGCAGCTCCAACCGGGCCGCCTCGATTTCTTCTTTGTCAATGTATTTGTTGGTGCCGGTCGGCATCTGCCAGGCTTTGTATTCCGGCTCGGTTTCATCCATCCCCAGAATGAACAACTTCCAGAAGAAGTTGCGCCCCTTGGGGGTGGACAAAAACCACGCATCGCCTCGAAAATCTGTTAGCGTGGGGCGGATCACATTGCGCCAGGCATATTCAAGCAGGGGAGCCATTGCCGCCTCATCAATCACCACGCGCTTGTATTTTCGACCGCGTGCCATATCGGGATTATCCAGGCTCCAGAAGTCGATCTTGCCGCCGCCCTCAATGGCCATGTAACGCTCAGTCTTGTTTTTGCCGGTGATAATCGGGTATAACGTCTGCTCAAATTCGCGCCAGACATCGGTCATCATGCCGTAGGTGGGGCTGAACCACCCAACCGGGTAGCCCTTGAGTGCCAGACCGAGGTCTAAATCTTGCCCCAGCATGGTTTTGCCCCAGCGTCGGCCACAGTCCACAATGTTGAACCGGGCCGCTTCCCTGAGCACTTGCTTTTGTGCGGTATGCGGTTGTAAACGTGCAATGCCCACTCCATAATCATAAGTTTGCTGGCGGCGTCTCAGTTCTTTCACTGCCCGCGCTTGTTGTTTCGGTGTCGCCCTGCCTAATGACAGCAAGTGGGTCTTCTCCTCTAGCTATTCGTTCTAGTTGCTGATCGGTCAACTTCGAGTAGTCGATATCAAAATTAACCGATTGACGTTGTTCTTTGTACTTCCCGGGTCTATGTGCTTTGAGCATGAATATCAAGAGTGTATCGCTATATTCCTTGATAAGATCAATGCGCTTTCCCTGATAGTAGATAGGCTTGTCAACACCTTCAACGGCACGGCGGAACGCTTCCCGCTCCATAAGATCGCAAGCTTCCTCTAAAGCTTCATCCCATTGTTGAGCAAACCGCTTAGATCGGTCTCTATGCCTATAAACAGTAGTACGCCCGACATTAGCAATTGAGGCTGCCTCGCTTACGTTGCCAGTAAGTCTCAATTGCTCTAAAAATATCGGTCTCCATACTGATGCTTTCATTCTTTTTTATAGTGTTCCGGTGTGTCCCATTTAGTCGAAGGGGACACTATTGTCATTAAGCCCTATCTTTTGGTCGATAATCAGAAACAATGCACTCGATAGAGCCTGATAGATTCCCTCATCTTCGGGATTCTTGGCGTGCCCTTTCCGCCCTTGCTTGTAATCTACATAGAACTGTAGCGCTTGTAGCCATTTCTCCTCAGTGAGCGGCGGCTGTTCTTCTTTGTGCGGTGGGTGAATGTCAACATAAACTCGGTTGACCAGATTGACACCTTGTGCCAACATATCTTGTATCCACCACTTTTCCCGCTCAAACTGCTGCTCTCTGGTGGTTTCTTCAAGCACATCCACTACAATGTTGTCAAGCCCTACTTTATTAGCCTTGTTGACAAAATGGCGATTTCTCTTCGTGCCATGCCGGATGGCAGATAAGTGCCCCGACAGTCGCCGATTTGCCGTATGCCTGGTGCTACCTATGTAAAAGTACTGATCACTATCTTTTGCCCGAAGGCCGTAAATAACAGACATTGCATCTCCCTTAGATGCCCCTATCTTGCCGCTGCCTTGTCGGCGGTTAGGGTGACCGCTTTTCGGGAGCTACCCTAGACAAGGCAGTCATATGCCATAAAAGCCTCTCTATCCCGGCGCGTACACGGTCATACTTGCAATCGCTGCCATCCCGCCGTCAACCGGGCAATATAAAAGCTCTGTCTATAGTGTAGCAGAGCTTTTGTCAATAAGTCCGGGGTAAGTCCGGTTTATTCAGGTTCATACCTTATATATCGTATTGTTAGACCAGTGAAGTCACCTATTTTTGAGTCGACAATCACTTTATCACCTGGAGTAATGGTGAGATAGGTATCCCAATCTTCTATCGTGTCTACTTTATATACTTCGCCATCGATTTCGACAGCAACAATAAACACAAGCCTAGTAAATGATTTGTCAACAACAACAGCTTGACTACGTTCATAATGATGCCAGGTTAAACCCTCGCAAACTATTAAAATACTGCACACAAGAATAAAGGTCATAAACAGGCACCCTATAAAATTTGTAGGATTCATAGGATCGCTATTAGTTTCACTTTCCACCATTTAACTCCTTTTAACTGTCCTTATATCCAACTAAATCATTCACGCTACCTACTCCTCTCCCTCTCTGGAGGTAAATTCCTTCCAGTAGTCGCACACAAAGCGCTCTGGGTTAGTAACCTTGACACGCTCCTCTACCCCTGTCTCGTCGCACCACCACCACCCATAAGCATCACGAAAGCAGTGATCGCAATTCTGACAGCACTTATCAGGGAGTGGCAACTCCCGAAAGTTATACTTTTCGTCACGTAACCACATCACGCCACCAACTCCCTTTCCGGCAGCATCACCGCTGACCGTCTCACAATCTTGTACCCCTGCCGTCTCCCCTCGCCCCCCACCTTGGTAACAATTCCCGCCTCGACATAGGCAGCGAGAATCTCATAGGCCCGCGATTTGCTGATGTAGGCTCGCTCGGCTATCGTGGTGCCATACAGTGGCCCGATGGCAGTACGCAGGATATCGAGGATTTCTTCAGGCTTAGTAAGCAGGGACCGGCCACACCCCTGGCAGATATAGGTATCACCGCAGTATGGGCAGTGGGTCATAGCTTCCCCTTTATTATCTGGGCAAAGATATATTTCTTCACCCCTAGTGAAATGGTTTTCCGTGTTTCCGGCGCTCCGGTCTGAACAAGGTGCTTTATATGTCGCATGGCCTCTAGCGCTTCCCCATCAGTAAGATCCACGCCGTGATCCGACTTCCCCACCGCTTTCACGAACTCAATAGCTTCCTGGATTACCATCGGTTACTCCTCCATCTCATCAATAATCCGCTGCAATTCGCGGTGGCGCTGTTCCAAATAATCATAAGCGGCTTTCAGTTCGATATGCATCCGCTCAAGTTCTTCGAGCCTTGCTCCCATCAGACGGTGGAGGGTGTAAAACTGAAAGTTAACCAGTTCTCCAGATAGCGTTGCACCGTCATGCCCAGTGATGTAAGTATCAGGCATCGGTTACTCCTCTCTCCCGTCCATCCAGGCCCACCACGCCCGGCAGACGGCCAGGGCGGGAGATGTGCCTGTACCGTAAAAATCCTTCCCCTCAAAGCCGATGATACACGTCCACTCAAGAGTAGGAAATCTAACGTGAGATATCATAATGCTCATGCCCAATCTGGGATCATAGAGCACCACCGCCGCGTTGAGGTCGGTCGTATACCTCGGCAGCTCCGGCCCAAACGCATTGCCCTCATCGATAAATGGAATAGGGTGCTGCATCGTACCACGATATTTTACTGATAGCCCCAACCGCTCGGCAATCCGGCGGTCAGAGTCGCGGTCGGCTTGTAGTTCAGTCATGTTCTTATCCTTCCCCGCCGTCACCGGGCGGGCGTCCACCGAGTCCCGGCTCCCTGCCTGATAGGTCTTCCTCAAAGCTGCGGAGATACTCAAGAATCTCATTGTAATCATACAGGATTGATGGCGATAAAATATAGAATTTGCTAGTAGTTGGAAGGTGAAGCGTACCCATTCCAGACTCGCAAGCTGTTTGAATATCTGCAATAATGTCTGGCACGTTACACTCAAACCAGATTGGCTCATGTTCGGGCTGAACAGTTCCGAACATCTTGATTTTAAATCCACGCTTTGGTTGTGGTACATCGGTCATCATTCTCTTATCCTTTCCATTAGTTCTTGAAGCTCGCGTTTTATCTGAGGGGGAGGAGAACCAGCCAGCCCTTCAGCAACAAGTCTCTGCGCATCATCGTATTCATGACATTGGTGGGCAAGTGTGGCCGCGCTCCGGTAAAGAATAGACCGGGTTGGTTCCGATTCGGGGCTGCATGGCACCAGGGCAGCGGCTTTACTTTCGAGTTCGTAAGCTTCTCGTGCGAGGTTCTCAGCTTCTACTAGATTCCCCTGATAGTGCGCAATTAAGGAACGTAGCGCAAGATCCATCGCCGGATTGTGAAAGTCTCTAACAGTGCTCATCACTCCTCGCCTCCGCCGCCGCCGTCACCGGGCGGCTTGGACTCGAAATAATCACATATAAACTGTGTTGGTTGGCTAACCTCCCAAGCATGAAGAGTACCCAGTCGTCTGCACCTCCAATGCGCACCCATAACAGAGAAGTATCGGCACGTCCTGCAAGCCTTTTTAGGTTGTGGTAACTTACGAAAATTCGCTTTCATTTTCTTATCCTTTCAATCAGTAGGTAATGATATTATCAAATATAGGGAGTTACTTGTCCCAACCAAACCGCAGTATTTCGCAATCGCACAATTCGATATCCATGAAGTCGCAATCGCCATGTTCGCATCTGATATAAATACCCACTCTATTGTCGTGAGTGTAGCCGCCCCAGAGTTCGAGATAGCCATCACACTTTGGGCAATACCCAATAGTGATCCCTTCATCACGACGATCAAGGGCCAGAGCCACATAGGTTGCTAAACGTCTGGTATCATCACTGTTCATCGTTCATCCTTCCCACCATCAACAAAGCCTCGACGCGATTCCACAGTACCTTGATGTACAGCGCTTCCACTGTGCAGCAAACTGTCAAAAGCGCCATAGTTAAAATCTCAATATTATCCATCCTTCACTCCTCCCCGCCGTCACTGGGCGGTTGCCCACTCATCATCATAATCATCTTCAGCCATTGTCCACATCTCATCATCGACCGACTGAAAATATGATGCACAGTTATCGCAGTAGCCAGCATACCGCCCGAAATCAAAACTTTCGATACCGGCGCAAAATATTCCGCAACTTGAACAAAAACCATGATCGCTGGCGTGCTCATAGCAGAGCCAGTCGATATTCTTGTCCTCATCTAAATCGAATGGGTTAACATGACATTGGAGCAAGTGCACACGTTCCTTGCACCCTTCATGTTCACACTGTATTCCATGAGCCAGCCGCGACAGGTACACCGATGAATTCCTGATAAACGTCTTGACTCGATAGAATGTACTCCACCACTTTGATCGGATTCTAAACTTTAGCTTTCCAAATTTCATCTTGCTTCCCTCTATTCCCCGCCGTCACCGGGCGGGCGGTCTGCCTCGCGTGACTTATTCTTGTAATTCCCCTTGCCCTTGACGGCATCCGCAGGGAAAAGCATAAATACATCGTCCGATCTGTTCTTTGCGCTCAATTTTAGCGCCGCAGTGAATGCATTGATCGTTATTCTGCCGTTCAATCATTTGGGCAATCCATTGATTTATTTCCACTTCCCTAGCATCAAGTTCTTCCTGGGTAGGCCAACGTCGCTTGGCGCAGTGCGGTAACGGTTTATCGCTTTTCCTTCTCGGCTCTCTCATGCATGGCATATCTTGCCCGCCCTCCGGTAGATCAATCATAACATCGTTATATTTGATCCCAGCGTCACAACTGTCATGGGATAACCGACCATTGAAATAAACACAATAACTTCTTTCTTGATCTCTTAGTGATAAATTTTCCATTCTTACATCTCCTATTTATTATGGTCACAATTCTGGGTTAGTTGTGTAACCTTATTCGTCTTTTGACGGGAACTTGCGATTCATTTTTTCTATTGATGACATTTCCCATTTGAGGTTGCTGCGATTCTTGTAAATTGGAACATTCTCACTGACTAACGCATGGCCGAGTACTTCATAAGCAACCCGCTTCATAATTGCCAGATCGTACATGACGGGCATAATTCGAGCGGAGAATTCAATGGTGATGGTAATTTCTGAATGCCCGTGATTAAATACGTCTCGATCATCTGTGAAACTGATATGTGTAATTTTTGCATACTCATCGCTCATCCGTCCGCGCTCCTTTCGCCGTTAGGCGGGTGACCTAGCGCTAGTTATCCTTACTTTTTGGGGCCTTGAGTATCCAGTCGGTAAGTGTTTCATCTGTCATGGTTCCCCAAAAGTGATATTGTTCAATGGCCTCGTGATCGTCACAATACATCCACCCCGGTAATAACTGGCGCTGTTTGAAATTTATATTGTGTAGCGTGCACCAATATTGTGGATCGGTTATATCTCTGAACCAATTTTTTTCTGCGTGTAGAATTGGTTCCGCATAAATACAATTTTCGCAGGTTTTTGCTATCTTGAATTTAGGGCTATCGCTCATCCGTCGCGCTCCTATAAATCAATAATGGTCGCTTTGAAAGCGCCGCGCCCCGGTTGCTGGTTAGTATATAGATACCAGTTAAAGCAACCATAGTTGTCATCGTGAGGCGACACAGGAACACATCGGACTGTCGTGTGATGAACCTTTTTAGGGGCCAGCACCTCGATGGTGTCCTCATAGTCATTGCCCTCGTGCCGGAGATAGTCGATAGCTGCCGGGATCACCACGTCGGGAGCAATATGTCCCTTGCACATCAACTGCTCATCATCGCCTATCGTTATAAATTCAATCTCGCTCATCCGTCCGCGCTCCTTTCGCCGTTAGGCGTGTAACCATCTGGTCTTTCGTCTTCCTCGCTTTGCGCCATACCAACGGCTGGGCGCGTCAGTTTCCAATGGCGGCATACAGTCCTCATGACAAATAACGGGCAGGTCACTAAAATGAAAATATACAACCCCATCCATTAGTACGCGTTTATTGCAATATGGACATACATCACCCTGCCACTTCTCGCCCCCCAACATCGGGGAGTCGTCCTTCTCCTGGTGTAACATCGGGCTATCGCTCATCGTCCGCCCTACCTCCACGTCAAACCCGGCCTGATGGCCTTACCCACGCACCACCAGCCGAAGCGCCATACCTGGCGCACGAGACCGAACAACGCCGCCGCCAGGACAAACAAGGTAGCACGAGAATAGTTGAAGAGTTTCATGATTTCCCTCTCAATTTGTCATTCCTTCTGAGTAACCGCCCGATCACTACGTGACGCTCCCCATTCTCGAATTCAACAAGCATACTACCCATCGGGGAGCGGATGCACTTGCCATCAGAACGGCGCACCGCGTTACACTGTCCCCCGCGTAAATCGGGACGAGTCAGACGGTCGCCCAAATAGGTGTAGTCGCTCACGCTGCATCCTCCAATATCACATTCCAGTTGGTGAACGGTTCCCCGAACAACATCGGGTAACCATCGACTAACACGCTAAACCCACGCTGCATTCGAGGCATTTTACTGGCCCGCATGGTGACGTAGGCCATCTTGGACGGGTCGAATAATCCGCCGTTATCGACCACGATAAAATTCTTATAACGATCCATCCCCATCGCGAAATGGTGCTGGTGGCCGCAAATAATGTTGGCCTGGTACTTTTGCGCCAACTGGTCAGCCACCACCAACTGATTCACGCTGTAGTTTTTACCATGACAGCAGAACCAGGGGCCGTTAGGCGTATCAATCCAACAGTGATCGAATTCGGACGCTTCCAGCTTGCCTCTCCCCTGGGCTGATACCGTCCTGACCAGATGATTCATGCTGAGATTACCAGTGTTGAGTTTCAGGAACCGATCCTCGTGATTGCCCGGCAACCAGTAGATCTGGTCGAAGTAATGCAGCCACTCCTCTAATAGGTACTTAGCTGCCTCGGTTTCACCTGTGCCGTCGGGGTGAGGAACCAACACCGGGTATTTACTGGCCCAGTCCACATTGATAAGATCACCCAACAGGAGCAGTTGCCGGACTCCAAACCGTTGTGAGGAGGGGATCACCAGCCGGGCTAAATCCAGGTCGGTGGTCGGCGCGTGAACATCACTAACGATAGTCCAATCGCCAGACAGTCGCAGCGGTTGGCCAGACATCACCACGTCAAACAGGTTGAGTTTAGTCTCATCTTCGGGCGGCATGGTTCCTTCCAGTGTTTTTTTGTAGCGCTGCACCCGCCCGCCGACCTGTCCAATGGTTAAGCCATACTTAGCAGCCAGCTCCGAACGGGATAACCCGAATTCCTGTTTGATGTGGTAAAGGTATTCCCCGGTGAGGTGTTCCATGTTAGCCCGCTTCCTTCCACCCGTTCTCTTTATGCACCCCCATGCCGACGTGCAGAACGGCCCACGCGTCGTACTCGTGCTCGGTTTTTCCCTTCCCGATAATCATCTGCCCCAGGTTCTTGTTGCCCCGCTTGCGATCTCCCATGATACCCAGGGACCGGTCAATGGTGGCGGTGGGCAGCTGATAACTGGGTATACCCTCAAACAACCCATAGGCACTAATAGCGCCGACCAGTTTGGACAGTTTGATAGTGGTCTGTACATTTTTGTCATGATAAACACCCTCAATCGCGATGAAATCAAGTGCTAGACTATGACCCTGTTCAAGCTGAGGGGTGTCGTAGATGAACCACATAACAGCGATTGCCATTGCCTCCCAGGGGTGTAAGTCCTTATTCGATGGAACGATTACACCGCTGGTATAGGTGTCGTTTTTTAGCAGGCACCACCCTGTCTCTTTGGTGTTGGGATCGATGCCGAGTGCGTACATTAAAACATCTCCAACTGCTCAGGCTAACGGTAGACCGGCACACTTGGAAATCGTCGATAAGTCTTGCCGTCAAGCTGGTTTCCACCCCAGTGCCCATCAATCCGGGACTTTCCGCCCCATTGCTTGAAGAAGAAGGGGGTATCTGTATCTACACAAAATTGAGCAATGTCATATACCCATCTCTCATGCATCCCCCTGGCATTAGGTCCACTCTCTCCACCGACAATGATCCAATCAAACGGAATGGACTCATACCAGGGCATTAAATCAACCGGCCCCAACATCGGCTCAACACTCAGGAAGTGCACCCGCGCCGGGATATCCAGCAGCAGCGGGATTCTTTTATCAGCCATCTCCTGGTTTTCAGTCGATACCCCTAACCAGACGTTAGCGTAACCCTTCCCCCAGTCGGCGGGAAGGTGATCCGCGATCCGCTCCGGTCGTTTGGTCAGCAGTTGGAAGGTATGCTGTGGGCAGCGGCGGATAATATCCCAGCATTCATTACGCCAGGCGTCCGCCTGTTTGATGAAAAAGTCTGACCAACTGCACACAAAGATTTTCGAGGGCTTCTTCAAGCGCAGGGGAAGATCAAACACCGACGTGGTGCGCTCTACATTGCGCGGGTCCTTGCCGTATCTCACCATCTCCCGGTACATATAGCAGTTGTCGCAACCGGTGGAAACCGGATAACAACCTATGTGCGGATTCCAGGTCGCATCAGTCCATTCTATACCGGTGTTCTCTGCCATCATTCACGCTCCTGCCATTGCTAATTGTGCAGTACATTCAACTTCATTCCCCCAGGCATCCCAACCGGGGCGAGTTCGACGGGCGAACAGTTCCACCCGCGAGACGTCGCCAAATAGCCGCTCGGTTTTTCCAAAAAACTCGATAGGTTTCTGAGAATGTTTTTTGACCGGGGAATAGATGAGCTGCCCCACGTCAGCGGCTTGTCGCTCTAGTCCCTTGCCGCGTGTCGCCAATAAACACGCCTCGGAATTTGCCCGCGTGTAGTATCCCATCCCGGTAAAAAATCCCATGCCGCCAGGATTAGACTTTATCCAGGTATATGCACAGGTCTTGTACTCAAATCCCCAGGCATCAATTACTTTGAGCGCTTCAGGTAGATGAGTCCAGACCATCCACAGCAGCAGCACGCTATCTGGCTCGGCAATCGACTCGACCGGCAGGGCGCAAATGTCCTCAATAGTCATAGTGGGGTAGTGTTTGTTTGCCCCCCGGCTGCGCTCGTGGGTTATGCCGACTTTATCGGCTCCCCAGTTGCGGAAAGGCCAGGGCGGATCGGCGGCTATTAGTTGGTACATGTTAGCCATCATTCACGCCCCCCCCTCCGTGCTGCTACTGCCAGCTTGTCAACTAACAGATTATGCGTGGTGTCCTCGTGCCCCCTGACCCACTTGAAGGTAACATCGTGCTCATCTACCAGTTCATCCAACTCAGCCAATAGCCGCCGGTTCTTCTTGCGCTTGTTTCCAGTCATGGCACCGACCAGATATTGGCTATCGGTGAACACGGTCACATCATGAGGCCCACCACGAAGAGCTGCTAAACCCTCGACGGCTGCAAGGATTTCCATCTCTCCGATAGTGGTGTGTAATTTGCTGCCTGATAGTTGCTTGGTGTGGGCGGTCGCAATGTCCACCAGGATCACCGCCCACCCGCCCGGCTTGTCCTCGCTGTGGACATCGCACGAGCCGTCTGTGTAGATGTGTACTTTTCGCATCATTCACGCTCCTATGCGGTCGCTACCGCTCAACCTGTCGCATCAAATCGCCTGCTTTCGGGCGCAAGTCGCCTACGGTCGTCTCAGCGACTAACCCCATCCTGGCCCGCGACAAAATCGGAGCCAGGTCACCGCCGCCCGCGTCATGCCACTCGCGATTTAATATAATCGCGGTCGCTTTGTTGTTCTGGTAGCGGTGGTCAAGCAGGTCTCGGATATGCTCCATTGCAAAGGTTTCATTGCCGCCGCTGGTGCGCTGGCGCAGCCAGTCGAGTTGATCGATTACCAACACCGATAGGCGTTTATAGTGCTCGACCACCTGATCCGGCGAACGGTGGGTAATGCCCGGCTCATTTTGCAACCGGATCGCCTCGATGAGATCATCGCGGATATCACCGGCCAAAACGTACTTGGCATCAATGCCAGACTCGATCATCTCAACAACCGCCCGCTGCATCAGGAAGGTTTTCCCCGACCCATACCCACCCAGGACCATCAACCAACCGGCGGGCGGGTGGCTCTCTATCCATTGGATGGTCGCTTGCTGGATAACGCTGACCATCGTTTCCCGCCCTTTCACATCCCAGAGCGGATCGTCTGACATAATAAAGGACGGCACCCCACATTTTGCACGGCGCTGCTGTTGATAGTATGCTTCTGAGCAGACAGGGCAGGGATACTCGACCAATTCCCGGTAGAGTATTGAGCCGCTAACGCGCCGCCCGCGTGGTATCGGATCGCCGGTGGGGGCTTTAAACTTGCCCTGTCCTTTGATGCCCAGACAGTTCGGGCAAGTATCCCGGTCCAAAATGCTGCCCGCGTAGTCGTCAAAGATGATCACCACATCATGCGGATCGCCGCCATCGGCTGCAATCACGGTGCGATAATCGTTAATCAACGACTCAGGAAGTTGAAGTTTACCGTTTGAACTGCTCACTGATTTCCTTCATCCTTTCTGGTGTCATCACCTTACCCACTCCTGCGATCTGTTCGGGAGTAGCCTCGATAATGTCCTTGTTTGTCCTCTTCGCAATGGTGCCTGGTGGGGCATTTTGTGGGCGCTTCCCAGACCGATAAGCTAAAACTTCCTTAACAACTTTCTCTCGTGCTTGTGGTCTGGAAAAGTTCGGATCATTGGCATGAGACTGATCCCATGCTTCCATACAAGCTTTTAATTCCTGCGGTGTGCAGTCAATAGCTTTGAGGTCAGCGGTTACACCATTGATCCAGCCCCGAAGTGATTTCGGTATAGAGTCAGTCTTGCCTGGCTTATACTCAAAATTAAATACCTCTTTACAAACCATCTCATAAAGCAAATTGCGCTTGCGGTTTGTTTTCTTCTCTCCGCTCTTTGCCGCTTCTGGCAAAGAAGAATCTTCAGATGTGTCTTGTTCACTATGAGTCTTTTTAGGGTGTACCACAGGGGAGGGGGG